ATGGAACAGCCATCAATATTCATTGAGAAAGATTTTGTTGTAGGTCATTTGGAGGATGTTGATTTATCTGATCTTCCTGTCATCCGGCATGGGATACGAACCGTAAAACCAGTACTTATTGGGTATATCAATCGCTATCGCTCATATGACAACTATGCATTTGGAATCACAAATAATTATGGGATAGATGCCAATGCTATGTCGTGTGCGCCAGTTCAATTATACATTGATAAAGACGAATGGATTGAAAAAGAAGACATCAAAGAAAACAAATGGATCGTTTTCGAATTAATCAAACAACCGAGCCGTACCCGCCACAAAGCAATACAAGTAAGATATCTACGCCCAACTTTAGAAGATTACGCCATTGCTAAAAATTATGTTGGAGACTATTCACTGATTCAAGGGCAGATTCAAGGAGTCGGTTTCAGTGAGAGAATAAAAGTAAACATAGGAGAAGAAATTACAAAGTTATTCTTTTCGTCAGCAGAAGGTAAACAGCTAATACTAAATGATCTCTACCAAAGAAAATCTGAAGACTGCAAAGAATGGAATACATATTTGTCCCATCTTTCCACAGAAGAGAAGGATACCTTTGTGTTAGATGAAACTCTGTTGAAACCTACAGCAGAGCTTAGGCTTACTCTCTGCTCTCAACTTGGAAAAGTTGATTGGCTGCTCCATCCCTCTGTCATTGCATATCTAAATTCAAATTATAATACAGATATCAATTGCATAGAAAATCTTCTTAATCATATAAAGAAAGATGAAGACAAGCAGAAAGTAACTGAATACATTGCCAATAGTACAATAAGTTCTCTAGAACTTAAAGAAAAACTATTCTTATTGTCTTTTTCTTTGTCTCTATATAACAGCATATCCAACAAGGAAAACTTAATTAAGCAGTGTGAAAGTCAAGGGGTCAAAAAGGTCTCCCAATTATTCTTGTTCCATCTTCATAACCTGCCGGATGCCGATACAGGAATCCTCTCCGAATTATTGTCAAAAGATGTTTTTATTTCAGCATTAAAAATGCTGGAGACCACAGAGGCATACCAATTCTTGATTAGATTTGAGGAACAATTGGCACTAGACATCGTTACGTCAGAATTCCGCAAGACGGAATTGTTCGCTCTATATATTGGAGACAAATGGGCTTCATTAAAGAGTGATATTCCTTATATTGCATTTGATTTAGAATCGGATGGAGTTTCCATTAGCCAATTCGCATTTATAACAGAAGATAATATACGAACGTATGATGGTGAAGATCAGTTAAATTCACTTATGAGGAAACTCAAGAGTCAAGAGATTATTGTTGGTCATAACATTAAGCAATGGGATTTGCCTATATTGAAGAATAAAGGATTAAAAACGAAAGCTTATGTTTGGGATACTCTTGAAATGGAAATTCTTCTAAATCCTTGTCGATATGCGTACTCACTTCATACGTCGCATAATGCAGAAGATGATACGAAGCTAGTAAATGATTTATTTTGGAATCAACTTTTCCGGCTTTCAGAGGATGTCGAGTTGGTTAAGCAACTACGACCAGTACTTCCAATCCAGATAAATGAGATATTACAGCATCTTCAAGTTGATTATTTTTCCGATTACTTTAAAAGTACAGCAAGACCTAATCAACAGTTCTTTCAGGAGCTGCGTCCTTTAGGAGAGAAACTAAAAGAAAAACTTAAAGAGATTGATTCAATTCCTGTAGAAGAACCAACATTGATTATAGCACCAGAGAACTTATGGGCTCGTATCGCACAGATGGTACATATTGAGTTCCCTGTGGTTGATGACAAACAGAAATACTTGAGTGTTGATGTAAAAAGGTTGTTTGAACAGCCCTTAGATTCTATCATAGAGCAGAAAATCCTTGAACGCTTCTGTATTGTATCAAAAACTCCTCTTATAGCAAATCTTGCTCAATACTTAAAAGCCGAGAATGAAAATAATAACAAAATTGTATTCACGGCAGATAGACTCTCTGACTACCTGTTCTATAGCAAGAGTCACATTGATTGTGTGGGCATCAATGCTTTTGAAAGCACGAAAATTACAGATAAGCAATACAAGCATATTTATGTAATAGGAGCTGAGCTGCTTGATCGCGTGCATAAGTGCAAGATTGTTGAAGACAAATCGTTTGCTGACCTTATTGCATCAGGGAGCAAGTTACCTTTTGTTATGGCTAATGCCAATTATGCGCCCGTAAAGGAAAGTGAATTTGGATTATTAGGTATAACCAAACCAGAATTGTCAGCGAATATTTGGGTTGAACGTCAGCGCAATGGAATGTTTGCCTTCTATCTCAATTATCAGTATCAGGCATATCGAAAACGATTTTTTGATCATTTCACTGCAAAGCCTCAAATTATTAACTGGGAGATAGATGGTGAAGACAGAAACAGAATTAATTTGACTCAGGTAAGTCGCGAACGGAGTGCGATTGACATTATTCGTGTTAACGCTTCCACAACGGAAAGGAGCAGATACTGGCTATTCCAAATGGAAATACTTCAAAAGATTCATTCAGAAAATCCATCCTTGCCATTGATCTATATTATTAATGACCTTACAGAGATTGAGAATTTGACATCATATGCGACCTCATTGGGTTATTTCATACCGGATCAAGGAACGGGATTTCGCAAGTTAGAGTACATTGGCAAGCATCCTCATGGGATGATTATTATCAGTAAGAAGCAGTTTGAGGATGGCATTGGCTCTTACCGTACCGACAAACCTTTCTGCTATGTGTGGGATAATATGGATATTGACCGCTATATGCTGATGTGGGATAAACTTCCTTTTGAGAATGATCCAGAGGAAGATAGTGACGCTGAGCGCGATGACAAGATTATTCATACAACCGCACGACAATGTATCCATGCCGCATGGCCTATCTTTGAACATTATTGTTCGCTTGTCATGGCAAATAGCTATGACACTCGTTTTTATGTCCTTGATCCTCATTTTGACGACTATGATGACCTTGCAAGCAGTTGTAAGGCGAAATCGTTTAAGGTAAAATTGTGGAGTGATAACGAGACATACGAAACAGCTCTGGCGAATGCAAAAAAGTATTTCCCAGATAGCAGAGAATTAGAGCCGAATATAGATGAAGCAAAGCAAAAGGCAATGATCTTGGCACAATGGGGCTTTAATGGTTGGCGGAACAGTCAAGAGAGTATAGTGGATCACATGCTTGAGAAGAGGGGTGATTGTATTATTTCTATACCAACCGGAGGAGGTAAATCCATTCTGTTCCAGGGTCCTGCAATCAGTAGGGCAATGCTAACAAAAAAACTCACATTGGTGATAACACCATTGCGTGCTTTGATGCAGGATCAGGTAGAGGAACTATGGAGACGCGGATTCATAAACAATGTTGATTACCTCAGTGGCGATCGTCTTTATCCTGAAGTGCAAAATATCTATCGAAAAATAAGGTCAGGTGAACTTGCATTATTGTTCATTACTCCTGAAAGATTTAGAGTGCGCTCATTCATAAACACGTTGTATCAACGCATGGAAATAGACGGAGGCTTAGAATATGTTATATTTGACGAGGCTCATTGTATATCTCAATGGGGACAGGACTTCCGTCCTGATTACCGAAATGCAGTTTTAGCATGTAATGATTTTCGCCAAAAATACGATTTCATGTTCGCAATGTTCTCTGCCACAGTAACGACACAGGTTGAATCTGACATCCGATCATTCTTGCCAGATATACAACGACTTGGGCAAGCTCCGGAAGATTATAATCCTATAAGACAGCACATCGGAATATCCTTTGAAATAACCGAACATGAAGACGAGTCAAGAATAAAGAATATTGTCCAGTACATCAACGATAAAAATATTGACTTCGATAAGAGTTGCATGATCGTATTCTGTCGAACTCATCGCCAATGTGAAGAAACGGCTGACGCTTTGTCAATAATCTGTACAAGTAAAGATGCCAGCAAAATTCTTTTAAAATGTGCAGGACATATTGGTTATTACCATGCGGGATTGGATGCTGACCATCGAAATGACATCTATGAGAAGTTCAAGAGGACAGATGGTGTTGAACCTATCTACATTCTTTGTGCTACAAAGGCTTTCGGTATGGGAATGGACATTCCGAATGTTCATTATGTGGTTCATTACAATCCGCCTTCGGTTTTGGAAGATTATCTTCAAGAAGTTGGACGTGCAGGACGAAGCACAGAGAAGTATAAAGAGGCCTTTCCTGATGGATCTCAAATTCCGGCATTATGTCTCACTTCAAAAGATGATTTCAAAAAGCTGAAGGATTTACTCGTGAAGAGCCAGATGAGTTGGTCAAATCTTACAGATGCTAAAGAAAAGATTCTTGAATTTATCCAACAATTCCAGACGATAGAGAAGACAAAGACAGAACCTGTTGTTGTTCCATTCGGTGTTTGGGTGAAGAATGCAGAAGTTTTTAATGATACTACTGCATCACGTCTTGCTTTCCACTGGCTTGATCATATTGGCTACATCAAACAAAGATACCTTGGGCAGACATGTCTGGATGTAACCATGTGCGATGAAAAGAAAAGTTATTATGGCCGTCCATATGCAAGCGTTGTCTATCAATATCTTTGTAATCAAGTAAAGCAGAAAGAGACAAGAGCTCTTGTTTCAGTCAAGGATATTCGTGAAGAATTGAAACTCTCTATGCCGAAAATTGTCAATGAGATGATTCGCGGAATGGAGAAGGGGAAACTGCGTCTTAATAACACTATGCAGTGTCGTTTGATTCCTAGGCGTTATTGTGAAGCAAAGTACATGATAAAGCATAATGACAACCGTTTTGCGTTACATATTATCATAGAGGGGCTTCGTAATTTATTGTCAGAGTGCAAAAAGAATGACCCTGTAGATTTTGGTCCAGAACAGCGCGAGCAGATATTCAAGCACCTTCTCGACGATGTACATTATGATGATCTTATAGATGACAAAAAAGACATCTATATGCCATGGTATGCTGATAAGGACTTAAACGCTCCTCGTGGTGCTGTAATTAAAGCGGAAACATTCAGAAGAAACATCATTACCCGTATGGGCGCACAGATGTTCAATATATTGAATTACATCCCTGGTATAAATTACCGCGCCATTAAAAGCGAAGAAAATGTCATTGCCGAGGTGACTGTAAAAAATGACAATTGGAGGGAATTTCTCAGTACTTTGGAAGATGATTGCCTAAAGATGTTAAAGTTTGTATGTGATCAGGTTGGAGAATTCTGTTGGGCACAGAAAATTATAGAATTTGGTTGGACTTCTAAAGGTGTTAGGTATTATGAAGATGTGCTCTCTGTTCTGCAACATCTTCAATATGTGGAACATTCGCCACTTATTGAGACAGGAATTGAGGTTCTAACCACTAATCTATCGGCCGATACTATTGATGATGGTTTTGACGAACACTCTCCCATGTATAAGTATCGTCAGGATTTCGACAATCAGGAACGTATCAAGAAAGTCCGGCTGGCTTGTATGAACATCTTTACTACCATAAAGAAAGATGTGCAAAGCTCATTCATACAAAGATACTTCCAATGCCGTAATTATGATGATTACCTGTCCCTTGCAGGTGAGTATGTCCCTGATGGTTCAGAACTAATGAAAGAACTCACAGAGGAAGCATTAAAGCTTGAAGAGGAGAAAATGTATGGTAATGAGGCAAAGAAGATACCAGTCAACCATGAGCAGATTGCCATATATGAACAACCAAAGAATGTTCATATAAATGTATTGGCAGGCCCTGGCTCAGGTAAGACGCACATGCTTACTATGAGATGCGCTCAACTGATTTACAAGGAGCATGTTGAACCGTCACACTTGTTAGTTCTCGCATACAATAGAGCTGTGGTCGTCGAGTTGCGCAACCGACTCAATGCCCTGTTCTCTCGTTTGGGTATGAGCCGCATGGCAAATCAATTACATGTTTATACTTTCAGCGCATTGGCAAAAAAATGCATGGGACGTATGCTTGATAATATTCAAATAGATCTTTGGGAAACTTCATTTCTAAATTATCTCAAGAATAATGAGATTGACTTTCGTGCTCACATGCCCCAGATTGAATTCGTGTTGGTAGATGAGTTCCAAGACATTACAGAAACTCGTTTGGAATCCTTACTCTCTATTCACCGCATTTTCCCTGATGCAAAGTTCTTTACTATTGGCGATATTAACCAAAGTATTTATGGCTTTGATAGAGTACCGAAAGATCAATGGGGACGCAAACTTAAAGTCTCTCCGGAGGAGTATGCTCAAGCATTGAATCCACAACCATATTATGATAAGTTGTATTCCGCATTAAATCCAAAACAGTTGACCATGTTCACCAACTACCGCTCATACCAAGGAATACTTGACAAATCTAAGGAATTCTTGCCCCAAGGGGTAAATGTTCCAAAATCTGCATCAAGTATAATGGAATATGAACCTCGCGAAGAATATGTATATGAATGCGCCGACAAGAAATGGTTTGAAGAATTGCCGAACGTGATTGCATGGGCACAAGAGCAGAACAAGTTGGCTGAAAGTATAGATGACAATGACCGTCTTCGTAACCTTCGACATATTAATACGATTGCTATATTCTTCCGTAGCAATAATGAGGTCTATCGAGGCTATTCGAAGATAAAGAATCAGATACCAGAAAATGCACGTATCCGTATTCAAGGGGAAAGTCTCTGTGAGCTTTGGCGCGAACGAGAGGTATATTATCTCATAAACACACTTATGAAGCATAAAGACCAATTGGTCAATCTACACAATAACAAGACAGTCTCCGGCATTCGTGATTTCATCAAGAAGAAGATGGAAGAGTCACCAAACTGGGATGCTTTCATGTTGGATGTGACCTACACGCTTGTACTTAACTATATTGATTCTATCCGTGCTGATAATCAAAGCCACACATGGAAAGATATGGCTGAATATATCAAGGACGTGGCAAGTAAAGATGATGGTGGTCAGGTATATAAAATATATGATAACTATCGTAATGAACGCATATTACAGGACGATAAGCTGACCATAGTGCTGACAACCATGCATAAAGTGAAAGGATTGGAGTTTGATATAGTTATAACGACACCATCATTCTCCAACCTACCACTTGTGCTCCATCGTGAATACGAAGAGGGTACAACTCCTATTGCTATGGAAGATGACCTTGCAGATATGGAAGAAGAGAAACGATTGATGTTTGTTGCATATACTCGTGCAAAGAAACGCCTCTACATTTTTACTGGTCAAAGGGAAAAGGCTTTGAATAATCACTTTATCTATATTGCTCCTGATTACGAGGCATTGAGATATACTGAGCCAAAGGCTAATATGGACAAATACTATTTGTCTTTTACAGCTAAGAACGATAATTTTACGAAGAATGAATATATTCAGAACCATGTCAAAAAGGATGATCCCATTGAAGTAAGAGTTGGAGACCAATGGGGAAATTACTATATCGTTCATAATGGTTCATATATAGGTAGACTTTCTAGCCGTAGTGCAATTCAAAGCCGTGCAAAGGATGACGACATCAGAAGTCTTGATAATTTCTTTGTCAGCAATGTGTTTATATGGACATATGAAGATACCCTCAACTCAGATACAGCGAACAATACTGATTTTGCCAAATACTGGAGTGAAGAAGCCAAGCAGATAGGTTATATTTATGTAGTACAAATCGCCGGATTCGGCACTAAAATATAGTATATGGAACAGATAAAAGATAGTTTCAAACACGACTTTAACCTTGCTGTTAAATCATTCAACGAGAAAGATTACAAAACATTCTTTCGCAATATAAGGCCAGCGATGGAATTGTTGGGAAAGCTCGCCATTTATGATATCCTTGGTGAGAATGATGCCATAGATTTGTTGGAGGGCGATACATCTATAGAATGGAAACGAGATGCTAAAATCTACAAGATTAGTCAATATCCTGCTAACCACAAACCAACAGGCAGAGAATTCTGTGAGCTTGTTCCTCAAGTTTACTACACAAAACACTCTGACATCACTACAACTCGTTTGGGCGAAAAGAAGAAACGTCTCAAACGAGGATTGGATAGTTGTGCCAGTGCACTATCTCGTTACTACAGTATTGCGAGTGAATTTGGCAGCCATACAGGAAGTACAGATATGGATGTAAAAGTTCAAGCTATCGGATGTGCTTCTTTCTTTATGGGTTATTTTGATTATATGAAAAGCAACAAGGTGTTATCTTCTTCAACCATTGTTTTTTTGCAGGGGTTGGATGTGTTTCAATACGATAATCCATCTGTCGTGGAAGAATCATCGCGTCAAATTGAAGAACTAATTACAGAAATAGAGAAAAAAGAAACAGATTTATTGTCGGCGCAAAAACTTCAAGCAGTGGCTGAGCAGCAACGTCTTGAAGCCGAACAACATACTTTTGAGGTAGAATCACAACTTGAAGTTTTGCAGAAACAGATAGCAGATCTACAAGAGCAACTTGCGAATAAACAAGCGGTTGATACCAAAAATATAGAGATCTCTTCTGTTGGCATTAAAGCTCCTTCAGTACAAGAAAAGGGTTCATCCCATTTTAAGGGAATAATGCGAGGAGTAGCTAAAGGCAATGATGTTGATGAAAATTCAATGGATGATGATCAATTGGATCTCATTGAATACACTAATGATAAATCAATGTTGGTTGCGGGTTGTGCCGGTAGCGGCAAATCGGTCATTGCGATGCACAAGGCTGAGCAATTGTATGCCGAGGGAGAAGATGTGATCCTGATTGCATATACTAAATCGCTTAATGGTTTTATGCGTGTAGGCAAACCAGATGCATCATTCAGATTCTATTACCACCACCAGTGGAAAAAATTAAATATGCCCAAGGCTGATTATATTATAGTTGATGAGATACAGGACTTTACTCGTGAAGAGATTCAAGAATTTATAGCTGCGACAAAAAAATGTTTTCTTTTCTTTGGCGATACGGCTCAATCTATCTATCGTCAATACGGAAAGCAGACTATGACTATAGCCCAGATATCGGAAATGACGGGATTGAATACTCTACAATTATTCAATAACTATCGCCTACCACGACCGGTTGCTAAAATAACACAAAATTATGTGGGTGTTGATGTGCCAGAGTATAAGGAGAAGGTGTATCAAAATAAAGAAACAGAGCTACCGAGATTTATTCACACGGAAACTCCAGAGGAGGAATTTAGTAGCATCGTTCAAATTGTAGCACAGCATCCTAATAAAAGCATCGGCATACTATACCACTCAAACGAGTCTGTATTGCAGATGAGCAAACATATGATAGAACGAGGATTCCAATGCGAATTCAAGTACAATGACACCGATGGTGAAAAGCATAATGTCAGCAATCTGAACTTCAATACTCTTATCCCTAAAATTATGACTTATCATAGTGCAAAGGGCCTCCAATTTGATATAGTGATCCTTCCTCAATATAATGGAGCTTTTGATGTGGAGTCAAAGAAAGCACTATATGTAGCGATGACTCGTACGATGCACAAGCTATACGTGCTGTACTCGACCCCAGAACTCTTATCTCCACTCAAAGAAGTTCCCTCTCATTTATATCTAAAGAGTCTCTGATGGATACGGTTCCCTTATATAAATCAAAGTAAGGATTTTCATCTAATTAAGAATAAACGAAAACAAATATATGACCAAACTCAAACAACAACAATACCTTCTCCGCAAGTACCCACAAGAAAATCGCAGGAAATTGCCAATACAATTATTTTTGTATTGACAATTTACTTCATTACCGTTGATTAGCAAAAAGTACAAATATGATTTTTGGAAATAAAATAAAAGAACTTAGAGAGGAGCGTGGCTTGTTGCAGCGACAGTTGTCTGCTGCACTGGAAATTGATACTCCAATGTATAGTAAAATTGAGCGTGGTGAACGAAAGGCAAAACGTAGTCAGATTCCCATCATGGCAAAACTTTTCGAGATAGACGAGAAAGAATTGCTAACCATTTGGCTTGCAGATAAGATTCTTGATGTTGTAGAGAACGAGGATGAGATAACGAGTGAAGCCATCGCATATGCACAGAATAAAATTAATGCAGAAGGAATTCCAAGCACAGACAAATATCCCACAGAGAATCACCTCCAGTAAGGTTTGAGACAAGGAGAATGCATCTTACATTATTAAATGTCAAATGAAGTTTGCGATCTCTTTATCTCAGAACTATGTATCATTTGGTGATAATAAAACACCCAAGATTACTGCCATTTCTGGGTGTAATATTGGGTGTAAATTTTGCAAGTGCTTGATAGTCAAGCTAATTAGCGGAGAGAGAGGGAGCTTTTTTCGCAAAAGTACAGCCGTTTTAGCCTTGAAATCAACCTTTTAGCGTCGCTTGTCTATTAATTATTGTCCGAATTTTGTCCGACCTGACGTTCCTTTAACTGGGCCTTTAACATAGATACCATGTCTTCGAGAAGCAGGATCCTTTTATCTTTTTCTTCAATCAAGGCCTCCATCGATTTAGCGGCATTGTTGACCTGAAAATCATGGACGTGAGGCTTGACACCGCCTATATTAACACCGATATTTCTATCTTCTCGGTCGAAGAATGAATCAATCGGGACGCCAAAAAAATCGGCTATTTTCTCCAACTTTGAAGCGCGGACGTCTCCTTTTAGGATCTGCTCGACCGACCCATTATAATTCTTCCCTAAATATTCGAGAAGCTCTTTTTTTAACATGCCGCGTTCTTCAATTAATGCAATGATTTTCTGATAGTTATACATATTAATCTGTAATATTAATCTTATTTAACACTATAATCTATCGTATTTAATAGGTTGTTACGATTAAAATTAGTAGGTTTGCACTATAAAATTACCAATTAAAATTTCAGTAAACAAATAAAACTAACTCTTTTTCTTCACTATGGTTATTAATGACTATTATGATTCGCTCCCGACAAAGGAGCATAAACGGAAGTTCAAGGAAGATGTTCTTCAGGAGACAGGGATGACAGAATCGTCATTCTATTGGAAGCGCAGGTTCAATAAATGGAAGAAAGGAGACATCATCCTGATTACCCGACTTATCGAGAAAAACGACTATGCTAAGCAAGATTGAATTCTACGTATGCCCGGACGGATCAATCAACGTAAAGCCGTTCGAGGAACCCGTATATGTCTATGATATGAAATGCAAGACAATCACTTCCGAAATGATTGTCATGATACGGGATTTATATCCAGAAGCTTTTGCCGCACTGTCAAAAATCTATTCGACGAGCGAGAGAAATAAAGATTTCTTCGAATTCAAGATAGTGCATAGATTTATCAGATGCAACTTCGGCGAATATGATGCACTGACATTCGATATCGGTCATTGCGGGGCTTTCAATATTGAGGACGTGAAATGCCCCCTTCGGGGTGAATGTCTTTATGAAGGGGAGATCTGTAAACCTAAATTGCAGACGTCATTGTCTCCACGCGAAAAAGAGGTGGCCCGACTGCTGTCATCAGGAATGTCTCGGCAGGAGATAGCCGAAGAGCTAAATATCTCGGTCTATACCGTTAGCCGCCACGTCGCCAACATCAAAGCTCGACTGAAAATCAAACATACCAATCAGATCATATCTAAGTTCAATGAAAACAGATAACGCTATACGCCGCCAGATCTCGGACTGGGAACAAGCTTTCGACAGTCGTGAAGATTTAAGAATCCTCGAGATAAAGCTACGGGGAAATAAGGTCTCGGAAGTTCTGGGAGAGATAACAACTCCCAACGGCAGGGTAAAGAGTGCGAAATGGGACGAATCTGGACATTGTTTCTACAACGGCCGAAGAGTTAAGGAATACGACATTGTGTTCGAAAAATAATGGGGGGGGTAAAATGTTCTGTGACAGCGACATACAAAAAGTCCTTGAAGCGTCAAAGATCGAGGATGTTATTGGGGAATTCATAGATCTGAAAAAAGATGGGAGCAGATATAAATGTTGTTGTCCTATACATAATGAGAAAACGCCCTCATTCACTGTCACTCCGTCAAGAAATATGTTCTATTGTTTCGGATGCGGCGTCGGCGGTAATGCGATATCATTCCTGACTAAAGTTCGGGGAATGTCATTCCCGGAAGCGGTCAAGCATCTGGCCGATAAATACAGGATCGACATAAAAGAGAATCGGGAACCGCTGACCGCGGAAGAATCCGCCATGGCCGAAAGACGTCAGGCTATGCTAACGGCAAATCAGGCAGCCCAACAGTTCTTCGAGGAACAGATCAAGAAGACGGATGGGCGAAGTTCATTCGCCAAGAAATACGCGGAAGACCGCTGGGGAAAGAGCTATGTCGAGCAGGAAGGGATCGGTTTTGCTCCCGGGCGCGGAGCTTTCCTTTCGTGGGCCGAGGGGAAAGGACTGCCGACGGAGATTCTGCTGGAGCTCGGGCTACTCCGAAAATCGGATGACGGCCGTATATATGATGGAATATATGACAGGATAACGATCCCTATAAGGTCACACACCAACCAGATCATTGGGTTTACGGCGCGAGTCCTGACAGATGCCAAACCGAAATACATCAATTCTCCAGAAAGCCTTGTGTTTCATAAAAGCGATGTCATTTTCGGGCTTAACTCAGCGGCGCGTCAGGGCGCGAAGGAGGAACTATTCTATCTGGTGGAAGGCGCGCCGGATGTCATGAGACTCCAGTCGCTCAATGTCTGCAACGCGATAGCCTCTCTGGGGACGGCATGGAATGAAAAGCAGTTCCAGGCATTGCGAAGATATAATCCGACGCTATGTTTTATCCCGGACATAGATCCTCCGAAAAATGGAGAAGAGTTCGGAGCGGGCATAGCGTCGGTGATAAAAAACGGGCTTACGGCTCATAAGGCGGGTTTCCGGGTAATTGTAAAGGAAATCACGCCGAATAATTCCGGAGAAAAGGCCGATCCGGACAGTTTCATCAAAAATCGGGATATTCTTGACGAGATTCCTAAAGTGGATTTCGTACCATGGTACGCACAGAAGCTTCTTGCCAATAAGCAGACGACCGGCGAAAGAGCGGAGGTCATGAAGACAGTCGCGCGATTGCTGGCTACCGTGCAGGACAAGGATTTCCGGGACCTGCTGATCCGCCAGTGTGCCAAGATACTGAAAGTCCCCATCAACGCCTTCATCAGCCGCGTCAACGAGACAGTCAAAGAGAATGTAAACAGCAAACAGGCGTCCGGAGAAAAGATGATCAATCAGGAGCTGTATCAGAAATATGGCTTCAACGAACGCAACCACTGTTATTTTTCCCTTGACAAGAACGGCAATGAAGAGGAATGGTCTAATTTCTCGCTTGAACCGCTGTTTCACATCAAGGATCAGCTGAATCCGAAGAGACTTTTCCGCATTGTCAATGTCAACGGGCAGGAGGAGATCATTGAGCTGAAGCAGGCGGATCTTGTCTCGCTGCAGCAGTTCAAGCTCCGGGTCGAAGGATTCGGCAATTTCATCTGGAAGGCCAAGGAGGAACAGCTCACGAAGCTTAAGGGATTTCTTTATGAAAAGACCGAGACGGCTGTCGAGATTACTCAGCTGGGATGGCAGCCGGCAGGATTCTTCGCCTTTGGAAACGGGGTGGTTTTCGACAATGGGCAATGGATGCCGACCGACAGTTTCGGGATTGTCAGAATGCCGGAAACCGGGAACTTCTATCTTCCGTCGGCATCGAAAATCTATAAAAATGAAAGAAAACTTTTCCAGTTCGAGCGCAGGTTCGTTCATCTCGGATTGAACGGAGTTTCGCTTCGGCAATACTCCGACAAGATGATCGAAGTGTTCGGCGACAATGCGAAAATCGGTCTCTGCTTCCTGTTCGCGACTCTGTTTAAAGATATAGTGACGGCCAAGACTAAGAATTTCCCGATTCTCAATCTTTTCGGACCGAAAGGGTCTGGTAAATCCGAGCTGGGTCACTCGCTCATGTCGTTTTTCATCATCAATAACGAACCTCCGAATATATCATCGGCCACTGATGCAGGTCTGGCCGATGCCATAGCCCAATGTTCGAACGCGCTTGTGCATCTCGATGAATATAAAAACTCGATCGAGCTTTCCCGGAGGGAATTCATCAAGGGCCTTTATGATGGCGTCGGCCGGACGCGAATGAATATGGACCGAGATAAGAAGCGTGAGACTACGGCCGTGGATTGTGGAGTGATCATGAGCGGTCAGGAGATGCCTACCATCGACATCGCTATCTATTCACGCTTGATATTCCTGACCTTCAACACTTCCAGATTCTCAATCGATGCTAAGCGCCGGTTTGACGAGCTGAAGCAGATGCGGGATCACGGATGCTCCCACTTGACAATCGAGCTGCTGCGACACCGTAAGAAGGTGGAAGCGGACTTCTCGAGCAATTACCGTACAGCGCTCGATGATGTGATCGAGGCTATAGGAAACGAATCGGTCGAGGACAGAATCCTGCGAAACTGGGTCATCCCTCTGGCGATATTCAGAACCCTTTCCGGTGTCGTCGATGTCGCCTTCGATTACCGCGACTTGTTGAAAATATGTCTTGAGGGAATCGTGAGGCAAAATAAGGAGTGCCGGGCAAATAACGAGCTGGCAGCTTTCTGGGAAGTGGTGGATTTTCTGCATCAGGATGGTCAGATCTATTTCGATGGCGATTACAGGATCAGATATGAGAATTCTTTTAAATGCAAAGGTATGACTGAGAAAGCGGTTTTCTTGAAGGCTAAGCCGATTCTTTACCTGAGCCTTAAAAGAATCATGAATCTCTATCAGAAGAATGGAAAGATTACCGGGACGCAGACCATTCCGCAATCGACTCTGCGTTTTTACCTGGAGAAATCAAATGAATTCCTCGGAATAAAGAATGCAGTCCGTTTCAAAATCTATTCCAATAATCTCGAGGCTGTGAAAGTGGTGCCCGGTGTTGCCGGCACGAGTTCCGCGCAACCTACCTCCAGAACCGACTGGGCGCTCTGCTTCGACTACGACAAACTTGTCGAGAACTACGGGATAAATCTGGAGATTGACACTGTGCAAGATAACCAATTATAAAAACAGACATGAGTAAGACAAGGAGGTGAATGAATGACCGGAAGTAATGTAAGCAAAGAAGAATGGCTCGGGAGTTATATAATGTCTTTGACTCCATCTGAGAGAGTATTCAGCGGGCGTAGAATCAAGGTAATAACATCATTCATTGAAAGCGGTGTCGAACTTTCAAAGGCCGGCTATCTTGAATATCTGAAGACGGATGGCCTTGATTTGTCAGCAACTGACCGCAAATATCTCACAGACTATCTATATTTTGCCGGGGTCCGTAGGTTGGGAGGCGTAAGAAAGGCAAAAGGGAAGGTCGTGAAGAAACTGGAGGTTATAACTGAAGCTAACAAAAAGAGGATAACAGCTTTCCTCGAATGGGTCAGAGTGCAAAGAGATTATTCAGCGAATTCCATAAGAATGAAGCGTGACCACATGTGCAAGTTTTTCAAATATTTCAGCGAGTTCAGTCTTGTCAATTGCCGAGACTTCATTGCCACGCAGGAACATGAAGGCATGTCCCCGCAAACGCTGAACCTCTACATGATTACACTGAAGCAATACGGAGAGTATATAAAGAAACCTGTGACGCTGAAAAAAATAGCTATTCCGCGGTCATTGTCGGTAGAGAACGTCCCGGACGAAAAAGAATATCAAGGGTTTCTTGATTGGCTGAGAAGCAATGAGAAATGGCAGATGTACTGGATTATCAAAGCTCTTGGCAGCACGGGCATGAGACACTCAGAGCTCAATCAGCTAACATGGAATGATATTCTTTCCGGTGAATTTTTCCCTTTGTGTAAGGGCAAGAAACACCGTATGATATATTTCCCGAGGACGATCATAAAAGAACTGAAAGAATGGCTAAAACTTCACATGATCGACACGTCACAGCAACTGATCATCTCGAAGCGTTCAGGCATGCCTTTGAGCGACCGAGGGTTTGACCAAATCCTGAAAGAACATGCCGAAAAAGCGGGATTTCCGAAAGAGAAAGCGCACTGCCATGCCTTTCGGCACTTCTTTGCCAAACAATACCTCGCTAAGACAAAGGACGTGATACAGTTGGCGGAGCTCCTCGGACATGAAAGCGTTGACACGACAAGGCTCTATCTCCAGAAGTCTAAGGCCGAACAGTCAAGGGATATTAACAGATACATTACATGGTAAACGATGACAGAATCTAAACAGAATCTGATAAACATTCTCCGGGCCACACTCATAAAGGTGGAAGGACTGCCGGAGATGATAGAGAAAGAGGACATCCATCTTCCAGACGGATTTCATGTCGATACAGAATTTATATCGGCGATGTTAGAATACGTCAATGATGCGACTGCCGCAGGGCTTGCAGTAATGAGAGCGCTTGAAAGGCTGCTCGGCATAGTGCCGGATGAAGATAAGCCAGATAAAAGGGGTAAAGAAGGCAAGAAATGGGGTGTCGAGGAAGTCTTAAAACATTGCGAATTCAAGGACAATATTCTTCGGCTACCGAAAGTACAGCTAAGCTCCAAATCATACGCCGAAGTCAAGAAATGGATCACTGAGGCCGGTGGCAAATGGACCGGAGGGAAAGTTCAGGGTTTCACATTTGATTTCGATGCGACACGTGTGGCCGGAATCCTAATGGATGGAAAGAGATGCAATTTAAAGAAGGATTTTCAATTCTTCTCCACGCCGCCGGAACTTGCCGAATGGCTCGTATCACTGTCGGATGTCAGTCCGGATCATGCGGTACTCGAGCCGAGTGCGGGAACTGGTGCAATCATCAATGCGATCCACAAGGCATATCCGGATGTAACGGTCGATGCCTTTGAGCTGATGCCAGAGAACAGGCAGACGCTTGAGAGGATGTCGAGGGTGAGTCTTGTCGGGGCAGACTTCACACAAGGAGTTCCGCGTCTTTACGACCGGATTTTTGCCAATCCACCTTTCTCTAAAAATCAGGACGTAAAGCATACACGGATGATGTATGATGCCTTGAATCCAGATGGTGGCGAGATGTGCGTGATAACCTCTCGGCATTGGGTTTCAGCTTCTGAGAAAGAATGCGCAGAGTTCCGCGAATGGCTTCAGGAAGTTGGAGCAGAGACACATGAGATTCCCGAAGGAGTGTTCGATGAATCTGGCACCAATGTAGCCACCATGGTAATTGTGATTAGAAGAAACTGATTTACATAGAACACTAATTATGGCAAACAAAGACCACGAACAGAAGAAGCGCGAGTGCTGGGAAGAGTATTGCCAAACACACCCGCTATGCAACACTCCCGTGATGCGCTTGAATTTCGATTGGACATTTGACCGCGCTTTCGCCCTCGGCAAGCAGGCCGCTGAGTTGTCAAGTAATTCCGAACGACTGAACGCTGAGGGAGAGGATGAAATGCTATGCGTGAGCCGTAAGGAAATTCAGCAACTTGTGGCGGCAAATGATGTAGTCATTTTGGAAGCCGCTGGCATAGATAACATTGAAACTATCCAAGCAAAAACAGTAAACACTATCCTTAACCGCCTGTTCGGCTCCAAGTGCCTGCCGGATGAAGAGCCGAAGCCAGCCGAGCCGAAGTATCACATTGGACAATATGTACGACACAAACCCACAAGGCTCGTCGATGTCATAGAGGGCATATCGCAGTCCGCTCCATACATATACCATTTCAAACACATGGTAAATCCTATTAACGGACAGGGAATATTTGAATCCGACCTCGAACCCTACACCGAGCCGGGAAAGGAAGCGCAAAATCCAGAAACATCTCCAGAGACTGCCGGTTTATGGCATGCTCCCATGAGTGGATCTGGGGATGCAACTGCGGTTCTCAACGACTTCGGCGGGGATAGGAGGCTGAATATCGCGGCGATGGCCATGCAGGGAATATTGAGCAGTGAGAAAGCAACACAATATGCCATAAATAACTTTAGATGTTCAGACGGAACGCTTAACCGTTATTCGGGAGTTGCAGAGTGTTCTCTTGCCTACGCCGACGCTCTCATCAAGAGGTGCGAGAAAGGAGGTGAGAAATGAGCCGGGAGGGGATGATCAGGATGCACGGATGGGTGTGCCGTGACAAAATATGGGACAAGGAACTGCAGGATTCAGATCTCTGCGTGGCTATGGAGAAGCCGCAGCGAGATCTTGAACTGGGGTGCTGGATCTACATGGGCTATTTCATTCCGCTCAAGACCGAGCTCTGGTCGGATCTGAAGTGGGATGACGAGCCTGTCGAAGTGGAAATTCTTGTCAAAAAAATCATGTAAAGTCTCGAAGGTTCGTATAATATATTTTGCGACAGAATAATTATTTTTCAAAATTTAAAATATGAGCAAGAAGAAAATTTCCATCATCAACGGCGTTGAAATCTTCGCCGAAGTATCAGAAAATGGCCAAATCTACATCCCTGTCAAACCTATCTGCGATGCCATAGGAGTTGCCTATGAGCGCCAGTTTTCCAAACTAAAGGAGCATGAAATACTTTCTTCAACTATTACCCTCAGGGTAATGGTTGCCGCTGATGGTAAGGCTCGCGAAATGGTTTGCCTTCCCCTTGAATATGTCTATGGCTGGATATTTACCATCAATGCAAAGAACGTATCGGAGAAAGCGCATGACACCATTCTGCAGTATCAGCGCGAATGCTACGAAACCCTTTACCGCCACTTCGCCGGATCGCTCCGCCGTCGGGTCGAAGAGAACGAAGCCGAAATCGCAGCGCTAAAGGCTGTCAACGACGCTATCCTTCAGGAGAAGGAGGCTAAGGCCGCAAGGCGCGCGGCCGAAGAAAATCTTGCGGCAATCCGCAAATCCCGTCTTGATTCAACTCCTCGGTTGGAGTTTGATTGAAAAAGTCTGTTTTTAATTTTTATTGGGAATTTGTTTGGCCGTTCCGATTTTCTAAGCTACATTTGCAGTGCCAACGTAAATGAAGAACATTCTTCCCGGAGAGCCACGGTTAGAGGCTCGACATTCTATCGGGCATTTTTTATGCTCAAAAATAAACGGCTACGGCTGCTGTATCCTACAACTTTTGCTCTTCGGAGGAAATCTTTGTTTACGTTTGGCGACGGGATATGGCAGCCGCCTTTTTTATTCTGCCTGTAATGCCAAATGTAAACAAAGTATGAACGAATTTGAAAAAAGAATCAATGAACTGCGCATTCGGTTCCGCAATGAACGGGTGCAGATCTCCAAGGACATGAGCCTGAAAATCGGGCATATCAACACCGCTATCGGTCAGGTAAGCTCGCCGGAAGCCCGCGAAGCCCTCCGCGCCGAGAAAGAGCGTCTCCGCCAGCAGCTGGCAAAAGAGATGAAGGACAACCGGTTCTGGTACATGATGATGCGCGAAGCGATAGAGGAAGAATACCGCAGCCATCTCGAAAAGACACCCTCAAGCAGACAGATCCGCCGCATTGTGCGCCGGCTTTCGGTAATAGCCGAAGAGCAGGGGAAAACGGAGTTGACAATCGCTTTCGACGAGAACCGCCGGGCAACAGTCTCCTTCTCTTAAACCGCCAGAGCAATTAACCGACATATATCATGAGAATGGTCGCCGTGAGGCGGCCATTCTCTTTTTCGCAAAAAAAAGAAAATGCGAAAAGTTGGACATATTTTTAAATCTGCACAATCTACAAAATCTACAATGTTGAAAATAAGCGAAATAACTTAAAAATAAGCAGTGTATTTCAGTAAACATAAATCTACAAAAATCTGCAAAATGGGATTTTTCAACAAATGAATCTGCAAAATAGACGTTTTTCTACAAATCTATCAACCGGAGAGGGAAATAGTATGTTTATTAAATCACTATTAATCAATGTATTAGTTCTGTAGATTCTGTTTGTAGATTTTGTTGATCGAGTAGAACGGAAAATATATATCAAATCTTGAAATTTTTTTCATGTTATTCCGTTGGTCTGTGACGTTATTTAGTTGGTAAATTGACGAAATAATAGGATAAATTTGCTATATTTGCAATCATGTTTCTTCTGATAAGAATTTAGCTATGAGTGCGTTTGTTATTTATTTAGACCTCCCGAAGTATAAATCAGAATGGCTCCGGTATCACCTGGGAAATCCCGTTGTTTTCCCGGCGTCTTCCCCGGTTAACGCTATCATCCGCACTTATCTCAAGAAACTTCCGAAAGGAATGATCCCGGAGACGGACAACGGGAATCTGACCGCCGTAGCCATTCCGGACTCGAAGGCGAAGCCGGCGGAATATTACAACTACATGGGTCCATACGGAAAGGAGGCTGTCAAGGAAGCTATCGACGACCTTTTCCGTCGTTCGCTCTGGAACGACATCTCGCCGCTCGACAATGATCATTCCTCCGTCGGACTCAATAAGCTGATATCTGCATGGTGCGAGCTCCACGGTATCGACATCGACCGTGCGGAGACCGTCAGGCAATGTTATTACCGCATGCGCAAGGCTTACTGTAAGACCGGAATCAATCTCCGAAAAAGTTCACGCAAAAAGAACCCATAGTCACACCCGTTTTACGAAAACGCGAACAGTCGCGCACAACTCCGCACAACATGAACCAGATATTGAAAAACATCGTCGCCGTCTCCGCTATCGAGGCTTCGCAGTTAGACGGAATAGTCGTCATCCCGAAAGTGGGAGTGTTCCTGATCTATGATCGAAATTTCGTAGCGCTGCCGCTTGTCGGTCTCGCCTCTTGCGAAATTGTCTCAGAGACCGGTAATAAGTCGCGACTTTATAAAACGACTCTTTCGGGACTATTGTCGGATTACCCGGCGATCGACACTTCGCGACCTGTGGCGTTCCTGATCGAGGCCGTGGATGGTGACCGTTATCTCATAGGCGGACCGGATCACCCTTATCCAATTGTCAACACCTCGGAGGCCCTTCCCGGAAAAGCGCAGGACCCCGCGGGTTGCACTCTGACGGTCGAATTTTCCGATTTATTCGGCCTTTTGCGCGTCTTGGACTGATTTACAAGTCTTTTTAGTGGTAAGTCAGGCAATTTATTTTTGCCGTAAACATTTGAAATCTATGACTTACCACCTGATTATAGACTATGCCATCGGCATTTGGGGATATTCAAAGCAGTATGTCCGAAATGAACTGGCCAAATTGGGGAATAAACCGATCAACGTGAAGATCTCGTCATTGGGCGGAGATCTGGATCACGCACTCGACATTCGGCAACAGTTCATCGATCACGGGAATGTCACTGTCTATCTTTCCGCTTTCAACGCTTCCGCCGCCACGGTCATAGCTATGGGAGCCAAGCGTGTTGTCATGAGCAAATATGGCGCTTTCATGGTTCATAAATGCTCTAATTTCATTGACGCATGGGGCTCTTACAATGCTGACCAGATGCAGCAGCTCATTGACGAGCTGACGGAAAACAAGAAGGAAAACGACATGATCGATGTGGTTCTGGCCAATCTCTACGCAGCCCGCTGCAAGAAGAACGTATCGGAAATTCTGGCCATTCTCAAGAAGGGAGCGTGGCTTTCGCCGGAGGAAGCTCTCGACCTCGGGTTTGTCGATGAACTCTCGGACAGCATCGATGACAAGCCTGTAAAGGTCGATATGGCTCTTTCGACCAAGTTCAACGCCTTGGGGCTCTCGACCGAAGGTCTGAAGCTTGAGACGGACGAACCGGACGGCTCTGTCATGTCAAAAGCCGGGAAAGCGATCAAATCGCTTTTCTCTAAGACGGTGGATAAGGAAAATTCAGTTCAATTACCTAATCACGCTTCAATGAAAAAGTACAATTTCAAATCTGTCGAGAAGCTGCTTAAAATGGATGGGATTACTCCGGACGCCGACGGCCATGTGACCGTCACAGCCGAGGAATTCGAATCCATCAGCGGAAAGCTCGGCTCTCTTGAGAGCGATCTCAAAACCCAGACGGATGCCGTGGCTGAGAAACAGGCTAAGATCGATGAGCTGACAGCTCAGATCAAGGCTCTTCAGGAAGCCCCCGGTGACGAGACCTCCGATGTCAAGGATGACGGCGCCGACGGTACAGTGACTTTCAACGATATGTTCAACTCAGTTAAAGACGCAATTTGATATGGCAGGCGAAACGACAACCACTCAGACTCCGGCAGCCGGATCTGTCAATATCACTCCGGATGCTCTCGCCAAATCGGCAGCCAAATACCGCACCGAGCTCCTGAAAATGCCCATCATGGCTCTCGGTCCCGCGCTCCGTTACTTCACCCTTCGCACAGGCATCCGCTACAGCGAGACTGTAGGCGAACTCTCAGGGAACCTCGAAATGGGTCCTTACGATCCTTACCGCGTCGATACTGATGATGTCAATATTGTAGGCAGAACTCTCTACACCTTCTTCGGAAGCGTGATCAAGAAGTTCCATCCTAACAAGATCTATCAGTCTATCTACGGTTCGTCCATCACCAAGGGAGAAGGTCTGAAGAATGTCCCCATCGTTCTTCAGGTGCTGTCGTTCCTTGCGGCCAAGCTCGGAAAGAATCTCGCGCTGCATCTCTTCGATGCCGTGCGCAATGATGCGGGGACAAAGACTGTAGATCTGTTCAACGGTTTCGATACCATTACCGCAGCCGAGATCACGAAGGGCAACATTGCCACCTCAAAAGGCAACCTCTTTGAATTTTCCGAGAAGATCACATCGACAAACGCCGTCGATATGCTCGTGGCTTTCTGCCGAGCCGCCAATGACGAGCTTCTGGGCGACGAGGACGGCAGCGATGCAATGGCCTCGAACATCAATCTGATGGTTCCGCGCGATATCGTCTATGCATATCGCGACGATTATAAGGCCACGACCGGTAATTCTCCCATCTATGACAAGTTCAACCAGACTGTCATCGAAGGATTCCCGAACATCAAGCTCGTTCCGTTCGCCGGCAAGAGGAATTCGGATTATATCCATCTTTCGACCAAGGCGAACTGTCTCCTGGGCTGCGATCTCACGGGAGATCTGGAGAAGATCATCGTCGAGAAGCACCATCCGTTCCTTCTCGATTTCGTCGCGACAATGTTCTTCGGCGCAGAGTTCGAAAGCATCTCACCGGAACGTCTGCTCGTCGGCAAGCTCAAGAAGACCACTACACCGGTAACTCCCCCAGCCTCCGGCGGTCAGACCGGTCAAGGCGGTCAGGAATCAGAATCAGACAATAATTAAACTCGCGCAATCATGAATAAATGTGCTTCCGTCGCAATATATGACGATATAGAGTTCTGCAAAGGCGAGACGACGCTTCCCGGCTTACGCCCTGAAGTCTATTATATACCCAAGACACTGATCATGACCTATCCGACGCTTGCCAAGCCGTCGGATACGGACGCGACCCTGAAGACCATCGCGACCTACGACGGCAACTTCGGGCTCGCCGCAGATGCGGTTTTCTTCAAGCTCGACATTCTGACTGATGCTTCGAAAATCGCGTCCGAGTCTCAGGGAAATCCCCCGTCGAAGACCTTCCTCAATAGCTGCACGCTCAAATATGCGGGCAACAACGAGGTTGCGGCCGGCTTCTCGCGACTGATCAATTCCGATGACATCCTGTTCGTTATCCGTCAGCGCGACGGAAAATTCCGTGTTATCGGTAACGATTCGTTCGAGACCGACTGCAAACCGGCGCAGGATTCCGGAATGGCGGTCACCGATGCCTCGGGAACGACAATCGAGGTCTCTGTCACCGACGTATGCCCCGCGCCGTTCTACGCCGGAACTCTCAAGACTTCCGCCGGGACAATCAATTGTGCGACAGGTGAGATCACCGTGACTCCCGGATCCTGAGAATAAGTCTATGTAATTACTAATATTTTGTTACTGTAGATTTTTGGTTAATGAGGGAGGCGCGGCAGCAGAAATGACTGCTGCGCTTCTTTTTAAATCCAGATAATAATGAGAAAATTAGACCATCAACTGACAGAGAACATACGGGGGTGGCTCATGACTCCGGCTGCTGACCGCAATATCTCTTCCGGCGCTGAAATGCTGCTGGCTCTGACCCGCAATCGCGCTCTCCACAATTCTTTTCTCCGGAAACCTGCCAAGTTCATGCTTAAGGTCGAATATGAGCTGAGAAAACACCTGGAGATCCGTCTCCGCGACATGTCGGGGGCCGACGTCGCCGCTCTGGAGTCCCGGGTGATTCCTCGTGTCGCTCAAACAGTTGAAAGCCTCCCGGCAATATCATCTGACGATGATTTTCCCGAAGGCACTAAGGCTAAAGGGCGCCGACCTGACCATGACATGCTTCCTCAGGAGATCCGCGACCTGTGGGAGTCAAACGGCCCGCGCTACCGGAAAATAGTTCTCCTTTTCAACGAGCTGAAAGCGATGGCGGACATGCAGCCGTGTGACCGCTTCGAGAAGCTGGCTATGCTCGATGACCTGGACTCTCATTATCGCGAAAATCTGGCTCTGTATGACGCCTACGACCCCGCGGAACCTGAGGCTGCAGCCAAGAGCGCCGAACAGACAAAGAAAGTGAATGCCGCGCGAAAAACACTGTCGAAGTACAAGAAGCGGCTTTTGTCGATGCCGGCCGACGATCCTTCCAGAGCTGAAGCTCTCGGAAAGGCTCAGGCTGCTGTCGATACGATTCTCGCTTCAGGAGCCGGATTCACCGACCTCATGAAGGCGGAACTCCACGCCATCGGCATAACGTTCCTGACGTAATGCCACGCAATAGGGAACTCGATCTCCTGATGCCCCCGGGGAAAAGGGCTGTGCAGCCTTATTTCTCCAACCGCATCCAGCTCGCCGACGTGATCGAGTGGGTTATTTCTCATATCGGTCCGGCTGATCTGACAATATCCACTTTCTCTACAAGCGAGGCGTTCCTCAGACGGCTGCACCGCCTCAGGAGCCGCGGAATGATAAGGAGCTGCCTTCTGTTTTGCGATCTGCGTGCCGCACGCAAGACACAAGCCCTGTATCTCTTCATAAAATCTGTCTGCGATCAGGTTTTCCTTTGCGAGAACCATTCTAAAGTGGTGCTTTTGTCTGCCGGATCCGCGAAGGTGTCGATTGTGACGTCGCAGAACCAGACGCGCGGAGACCGGTTCGAAGCCGGAGTGATTATTAACGATACAATGACTTTCGAATCTCTCAGCAGGGGATTCAAGAGCCTGACCGATTTAGCCGTTTCTATCGATGACCTCTTTGTCAAATCCTGATATCATAGCCCGCATCTCGGAACTGGCGGCGGATCTCACACCGCCGACCGAGATCGCGGCGCTTCTCGATGTGGATATCGACCTGTTACGCGCCGAGCTTGCACGGAAGGATTCGCCGGTGCGCAAAGCCTATTTCAAATCGAAAGCCGAGACTGCACGTATGTTACGCCATGCCGAGCTTGACTTCGCTCGCGTCGGTTCGCCTCTGGCGGTGCAACTCACCGGTGCCTATCTGCGTGACATGACCTCCGACGAAGACCTGTAACCCCATGCCGCTCCCATCGATTATCGACATAGCTCAGAATCATCTGTTCTCGGACCGCGACAAGATGGAGGCTGCCGGAATTCCGGCGGCCACGATGAACCATCTGCTGCGGCTGCGTGACATGTATAATTTCTGGCTCAGTTTTCCTAACAAGCGCGACCGCGACATCGTAGCCGAGCTTAAGACCCGCTACGGAATAGGTGACACTGTGGCCCGCGACGATCTGCGTACGATAAAGGTGCTCCTGGGCGATTTCCAGAGAGTCACCAAGGATTACATGCGTTTCCGAGTCACCCAGATGCTCGAGCGAGCCTACCGCAAGGCCGACGATCAGAACAATCCGCGCGACATGGTGGCTGCGGCTGCGCAACTCTCGAAGCTCCATCAGCTCGATAAGGAGGACGACCGGGCAAGTGTCCTTGACAAACTCGTGCCTGTGGTCCTGTCGTTCACCGACGATCCTACGGTTATAGGCATTCGCCGCATGCCCGGATTCAGGGAGAAAATCAAGGCTCTCAAGGAAAGCTACTGGACAGAGCAGGTCGAGCAGGTCGAGTTCGAGGATATCGATGCACAGCTCGACGATCTTTTCCGACCACCGAAAACGAATTATGGAAACGAAGCAGCAAGTCTATCTTAATGACGTGCAGCGCGACCTGATGACTGTCGTCCAGGCGCGCACATCGGTGCTCGTGGCGGGACGTGCATTCGGAAAGGGTATGGTTCACGCTCTCTGGAACCGACGCAATTTCGAGCGTATGCCCGGATCTATTACCGGAATCGTCTCGGCAAATATCAAACGAGCCCTGACCAACACTCTGCCATCGATGCTCGTCCACTGGGAGAACTGGGGCCTTAAGCGCAACATCCACTGGGCCATCGGCATAAAGCCTCCGAAGGCGTGGAAGTGGAAAGAGCCGATCTTTCCGGTCCAGAACTACGAGAACGTGCTGTCGTTCTGTAACGGCAGCGTCGGCTATATCATCTCTCAGGACCGAAGCGGAACGTCCAATTCCCAGTCATACGACGCGCTCGACATCGACGAAGCTAAGTTCATCGACTTCGAGCAGCTTAAAGACGAGACGTTCCCAGCCATGCGCGGCAACCGTCAGTATTTCGGCAGTCATTTCTTCCATCACTCGATGCTGATTTCCTCCGATATGCCGGTGACGAAGAAAGGCAGCTGGTTCCTGGACTGGGAGAACAAGGCCACACCCGAGGTCATCGAGATGATCCGCGCACTCGTGGCCGAGATAAGCCACATCGAAAAGCGTGTCCGGGAAATGAAGGTGAGGGGAGTAACGCCTCCCGATTATCTCAAGGGGGAGTTGCGGCGTCTCCACCGCGACCTCTGCCGTCTCCGGGCTGTGGCCGTCGATTACCGCGAGGTCTCGACGATCGACAATCTCGTTGTGCTCGGCGAGGCGTTCATCAGGCAGCTCAAGCGCGATCTGCCTCCGCTGACGTTCCAGACTTCCGTCCTGTGCAAGCGCATAGGCATTGCCCGTGACGGGTTCTATTCCTCGATGACGGAGGAACACAAGTATTCGGCAGCCAATTTCTCACATCTCGACAATTGTGAGTACGACTTCGACAAGCTCAAGGATGTGTCCTCCCTGATGGATGCTGATGTGGATCCGGAGCAGTCTATCTGCATCGCTTTCGACTACAACGCCAATATCAACTGGCTCGTTGCCGGTCAGCCTCAGGGCAGGAAGCTTCTCGTCCTCAAATCGTTCTATGTCAAATACGAGCGGAAGCTGAACGAGCTGATCGATGACTTCTGCAAGTATTACCGCTATCATCGCAACCGCACGGTCGTTTTCTATTATGACTCGACGGCCAAGCAGGGAAGCTATGCCGTCGATGATGTCACGTTTGTGACCGTCATAGTCAATGCTTTCCGCTCCCGGGGCTGGTTTGTCATTCAGGTGGATATCGGCAACCCTATGAACCAGATCTCGAAGCATCTTCTGATAAACCGCATGTTCGCGGGGCGCGGTAAGCTCATCCCCATGTTCAACACGGAGAACAATGAGGACCTGCTTATCTCGATCCAGACGGCCGGCGTCTATAACGGGGGCAAAGACAAGCGTGGCGAGAAACTGGCCGAGAGCGAGGAAGACAAGCTCGAGCAACGGACGGACGGGTCCGATGCTTTCGACACTCTCGCCATTGGCTGCGAGCTCTATCCGCGTCACTCCTCGATGGTGGCTGTCACCTCCTGTTTCTGATTTCCTTTTCGCCATTTCTTACCGACTCCCTTCCCCTTGCATCCCCATCCCTCCGTGCGAGCGCATGGCGCTCGACCGGTAAGAGCGGCGCGTCGATTCCGGCGCGGAATCCTGACGCGATTTGTCGTTTTACCCTGCACATATTCCGCCTCGGCGAAAGGTCGAATCGGCGGTAATGCGTAGGGCAGTGGGGGGTCAACTTCGTCACTCCCGCCTGTTCGGCGGGGTTTGGTGGAGCTATTTGCTTATTTTTCAAGGGCCTCGAGGATTTATTTGCGTGTTTCCTTGAAAAAAAGCTGCGCGAGGGCTTAATCCGACACGGCGATTCGCCTGTGCCTGAGCCTTTAAGCCCCCGCTTTTATATGGCAGATTTTGAGAATTTTTTAAACTTTTTTGTCGGAATATTTGTTTAATACGAAAATTCGTAGTATCTTTGTGTTGTCAAATTAAACAGGTAATACAATGAGAAAACGAAAAGAAAAAATCAAACTGACAGAAAAAGAAGAAGAGCTGATAAGAGCAATCCGTAACTATCAGATAAGTTTTCCGAACGGATATCCGCAAATGCTATACTTTATTCAGCAACTCGTCGATGAACTGACAGATCTACCTTGACAAACCGCCCTCCCTCTTCCCGAGAGGGGGAGGGCTTAAAATAATAAAACGATATGGAAACAGTTATCCAGGCAAAGACAATCATCCCGGACGTAAAACTGAAAATGTCCGATATACTCGTGGCTATTTCATGGCGCGAGATTGCGAGAACTTATTTCGGCAAGTCAAGTTCGTGGCTGTATCACAAACTTGACGGAATAGACGGGAACGGCGGAGCAGGAGGATTTACGCCTGAAGAGGCCCTGCAACTCAAAGGCGCATTATGTGACCTCTCTGACCGCATTCGCCGCGCGGCCGACAGTATCTGATTCGCCTTGTTTAATTTGACAATCGTCCGTCAAGGCCGGACACATCCCTCGCTTTTCAAGCGGGGGATTTTTATTCCATTATTATTAAATTTATTGGAATTTTAATTATTTCACTGATTTTCTTATAGTTATCGTGAAAAAGCAGGCGAAAAATTGTGTAAAGTCTCCGATGGTTCATATATTTGCGACATAATTAATCGTTTTACGACATTCCATTATGAGCAAGAAGAAAATTTCCATCATCAACGGCGTTGAAATCTTCGCCGAAATCACCGAAAACGGTCAAGTCTTTATCCCCGTAAAACCCATTTGCTTGGCAATCGGCATCGACCCAGCCGCACAGCGTCATCGCATCGATCGCCATTACATTCTCAATTCAGTTGGGGTCACTATGACCTCGACTGGCGCCGACGGCAAGAGCTATGAAATGCTATGCCTCCCTCTGGAATTCATCTACGGTTGGCTATTTACAATCGATGCTAATCTGGTTGCAGAGGGGCGACGCGAAACAGTGGCGAACTATCAGCGTGAATGTTACGAATCCCTCTACCGCCACTTCGCAGGATCGCTCCGCCGCCGGGTAGAAGAGAATGAAGCTGAAATAGCTGCACTTAACGCTGTCAACGATGCCATCCTTAAGGTCAAGGAGGCCAAAGCGACCCAGCGCGCGGCCGAAGAAAATCTTGCGGCTATCCGCAAATCACGTCTCGATTCAACGCCTCGATTGGAGTTCGAATAAATAGATTAATTATGACGAAATCCTCCGCCTGATCTTTTCAAGCGGGGGATTTTTTTGCCTTTACTATTAATTTTCCTGTGATTTTAATAGTTTTTGCTATCTTTGCGGGAAATAAATCTAAATACCATGAATCATCTAAAAACTTTCACCGCTCTCGATTTCGAGACGTTCACTCCGGAACGATCCAGTGCATGCGCGATAGGTCTTGTCAAGGTTATCGACGGTCATATCGTAAATAAATTCTATTCTCTTATAAAACCGATCCCTGATGACCGCACGACAACTAACACAGCCATAAATGGTATCACTCGTGAAATGGTCAGTCTCGCGCCTACGTTTCTGGAGCTTTGGCCGACGATAAAAAGTATAATCGGAAGTGACGTTATCGTATGTCATAACGCGGGATTCGACCGTGACGTATGGGACAGACAGATGGCGGCCTATCATTGCGTGGAAGATCCTTCAAAATTCTTTTTCTTTTGCACGTTCATGCTGACCGGCCTTTCCCTCGAAAAAGCTTGTGAGAAGCACAACATCGATATGGGAACCCACCATGATGCGCTCGATGACGCTCTGGCATGTGCCAGAGTCATGCTTGCTGAAGCCGGAATCATACAAGCCCGTACTTTTTCGGGTGGCATATCGGGGGCGATAAAGCAAGGTACGGCCAAGAAATATGAACGTTCGACTCTTGATCCTGTCGAAGATTGGCAGGTCGATAACCAAGAGACTCCGTTCTTCCATGCACGCACCGTCATAACCGGTGTATTCTCAGCATTTCCTAATCGTGACGAACTCGGCAAACGTCTTCAGGCATTAGGAGCTGACATTAACACATCTATCTCGAAAAAGACTAACATTGTCGTGATAGGCGATGGCGCCGGCCCTTCCAAACTGAAGAAGATTGAGGCCCTGCAAGCTGATGGCTGCGAGATTCGCCTCATTTATGAGCCAGAACTGATTTCTATTCTTTCATAACACCTGTTGATATGAAGAATCATTCGCTTAACATTACTTGGGGCAAAGCTTTTGGCGAGGCATACTGCCATCACGCATCGTTCATTATTCCTTATAATGAAGTCTCTCTTTTCTCCCCGAAGATCGTTCGGGTCGGTGTAACTATCAGGTGCAATATGATCAAGAAGCAGAAAGTCGTTAATTACATCGATAAGAGAATCTGGAACTGTCTTCCATGCCGGATAAAAGACGGCGCGATTGAGGTGCTACTGAATTCATCGCAAATTCTCGAAGCTCTGAGTCTCAATTCGTGGACTTCGCTCAAAGATAACGTTCGCGGGACTCAAAAAGAATTCCCGATCAACATATTCTATAATCTGGAAGATACCGGAGAAATCATATTGCCATTTGACTATGACCATGCAGGTACTCCATACATGATTATGGAACCTAAATTGGTTGATATGGCCGATGGAGATAAAATCGATTCGGCTATCTCTTTCAATAGTAATTTTCCAGTCTAAAATTTTGCCAAATGGAAAACTTGCAGTACATTTGCATCGGTTACTTAATGACAGTTGTCTGTCTCGCTTCGGGCGCGGTTAATGCTCGAACAGTTATCGGGCTTTTTTTATGCCCGTCATGTTCGCGAAGTCTAATTCGTGAACATACATATCAGCCATAAATACGGCTGCCCTTCCGTTTCATTTAGCGCTCGCGAGAGACTGCATCATTGAGTAACCAGCGGATCGGCAGCCGTTTTTTTGTCTGCCTTGGTTACTCAATGATGCAATGAACGCATTAACACTGTCGGCCACACGACGCCGCGACCAAGTCGTGATTCTCGACGCGCTATCCATGCGCAAGTGTTTAACCCCGGCAACATTCCCGCAGCTCCATCTGCGCCGCGCTATCGTCAGCGCACTGCGCGGCTCGGCCCGCTTCGCTTTGGGCGTCGCCTCGATCATCCTCTGGGCGTTCAACCCCGTGGCTTTCCGGAAAGGAGGTGCGCGATGACCGGCTTTACTGAAGATCTGTTCGTCAGCTTCGTAATGTGGGCTGAGAAGGTGCTGCTGCGAGAGCCTGATCAGGAGGCTTTCGTGCGTCGCGCCCTCACAGGCACGATGCTCACATCGGCCGAAGTGGAGAGCTGCATGAATGCGGGCCTCATGCAGATTCCCGAATCAGTGGCCCCGATTCTTAAAGATTACGTGAAAGGAGGTCCAAAATGAAAAAGTCACGGTTCATTTCTTGCAGGTCCGGAAAAATTCCGTACATTTGCAATGCTCTATTTTTGAACCAGGCGACCGAGTCGCCACTCCGTCAGTCGGCGACATTTTTTATGTCTCCGGCCATAGTCATAAGGTCCGTCCCGTGCGGTGCGTTAATGCGCCCGCTGCCTGGTTCAAGGTGTAGAGCAACGGGGAGCGGGCCTTTTATTTTACCCCCCCCCAATTACTCATTTCCTTATCAACCAAACGTTTAACTCTTAAAAGCTCTACTAAGATGAACGAAACTGCAAAAATTTATCAGGAAAAGATCAATGAACTGATCAATCAGGGAGGCGTGGCCGCCTGCATCGCAATGTCGCTCGAGAAATTCCGCCCGGTGGATCCGGACAAGAATCCGAAAGTACACCTGTCATCGGTTGAGATCGTCAACGTTATGGAGGACATCTGCCAGGCGACAACCAACGATGTGGCCGAGGTCATGGTCTATCTGGGCTACCGCCTGAACCGCACACTCGACTCGGCTCCGGAATGGGGTCTCGAGCCGGTGAAAGAATAATCCGCCGAACAGAATACATTTTTTAACAGATTTCATGGTAAAAATCGGGCAGGGGCGCCGTGATGGCGCTCCTGTCTTTTTCTGCGCGCACTGACCGATCTATCTTTGCGACATGGCAGCAGCACAAGTCACACCCCTGCGCGCTCTGATGTTCACCTCGGAACTGAAGACGCTTTCCTACAGGATCACGACCACCTCGGCGCGGTTCGCCCTCCTGCGCAACGGCCAGAATCCGGCCGTCGTGTTCACTCAGGTCTATACCGCGGGCTACAACGGGATCGTCACGGTCTATGACCTTGACAAGATTCTGGAGTATGCCATTGACGGGGCTTTCGATTCGTTCTCGATCCAGATTGACGGCGTGGCGCTGGGATCGTCCATGACGGTGTTCAGCTGCCATTCAAATCCCGGCATACCGGCTACGGAGTTTCTGAAAGACCGTTTCCTTACATCGTGCACAGGCATCCGCGACACCTGTCCCGGACGTCATGAGCTGCTTAACGCCTATATAACCGACGCCGAGCCTGTCAGCGCCGTCTGCACTTATCTTTCGGCCGGAACGTTGACTTCGAAGATTGTTCCGCTCTCTACGGCCTCGGGCTTCCTGCAGCTCGACGTCAGCCCGGCGAAGTTCGTCAGCGCGACCGACGGCCGTCTTGTGGCCTACGAGATTGTCAGCGGACGCCGAAAGGCACGGTTCCGTGTGTCACAGACGCTTCCGGCAGCTGATCCCGAAGTGATTTTCCTGAACGCCTTCGGTGTCTGGGAGACGTTTCATTTCACAGGAAAGAAGGAGACGAAGGCTGACTATTCACGCTCTCAGGCGATGATGCGCTGTCAGCTGACGCCTTACGTCATCGAGGAAAAGGTTTCGTTCAAGGCCCAGACGGGACCGGTCATGAAGGGAGTGCTTCCGATGGTCTATGACATAGGCCGCTCCCGCCAGATCCATCTGCTGCGCGCCGACGGTTCGGCAGGGGAGCTTATTGTGGTTACTGACTCCGATCTGAAGCATTCGAATCTCGACGACGAGATCTCGGACGTCTTGATAACCTACTGCTATGCCGACCATAGCCTGACGCGCATCGAGATGGCCCGCGCTCCAAGAATATTCGACAACACTTTCGACGATACCTATGAATAGACCTGTAAAATGCCTGCACTGGCGAGATGCCATTCTCTTGCTCGAGAGCGGGGAGCCATGCACACTGAAGCTCTGGAAACTCTCGACTGGCGACATCCTGACATACCGCGGGGCGGTATGCACAGGCTCCCACTGGCGAGGAGGCACTCACACGGTGCGTCTCCCCGAAAGCCAGCTTCATAGAACCTTCCGCGATATAACACTTTTCGAAATAAATGGATATGAAGTCATCAGATAACAGTGTGGCCGAATTGTCGGCCGACATCCTACCTTACATTCCCGCCGGAGAAATATTCGATGTAGAGATCCCTTCAAATAACGGCGCTGAGCCCGTTGAAGATTCCGCATTGATTTTCGACGAGGACGGATATTCGGTCTCGGAGCAGCCGGTGCCGGGTTATGAATCGCTTTCCTACATGCCCTTCGGCGCAAATGACGAGCTTCCGTTCGATCTGATCAGGACCGTGGGGAAGGACGAAGTCATCTCCCAGAACCTTTTCTTCAATATCCTGACAACCTACGGCGCTGGGCTGCAGTACATGGATCCGCAGACAAAGCAGCCGTCGGCCGACAAGGATATCCGGCGGTTCCTGATGCGTAACTCCATCCGCGAGTTCTATCTCGAGCAATGCACGGACATGAAGTTTTTCTTTTTCGCCGTGGCCGTTGTCATACTCGACCGCAAGGGCGAGAAGATCGTGCAGATCCGCCACAAGGACGCCTGTTATTGCCGCTTTGAGAAAGCTGACGGAAAGGGGAGGATCAATCATGTGTTTTTCGCCAACTGGCGCAAGAAGGGCGCTCTGCGGCGCAGGGATGTGGAGATGCTGACGCTGTTGAACGAGAAGGATCCTCTGGGACATCTGGAGGTGCTTTTCGGAAAAGCTCCGGGTGCCGACGGCCTGACGCGCGTGAGGACTAACGAGAAGAAGTTCGCCCTCGTCATGCGCTACCCGACTCCGGGCCAGCGCTATTACCCCGCGCCTTACTATACGTCGCTGTTCCGCGGCGACTGGTTCGATCTCAAGCGCCTTATCGGGAAGGGGAAGAAAGCGAAAATACGCAATCACGCACCGATAAAATATCAGGTGGAAGTGCATCGCGACTACTGGAGTTCTTTGATCGCGGAAGAACGCATCACAGATCCTGCTAAGGTAAAGGAGCGCATCGACAAGGAGAAGCAGAACATCAAGAAGTTCGTATGCGGCGTGGAGAACAGCGGAAAGGTGTGGATCACAGGCTACTATATCGACGCCTACGGCAAAGAGCAGCGCATGGTCCGCATCAACCTTATCGATACAGGCAAGGAGGGCGGAGACTGGAGCGAGGATATACAGGAGACTTCCAACATGCTCTGCTACGGCATGAACGTGCATCCCAATCTCGTAGGCGCTACGCCGGGAAAGAGCCAGAGCAACAATTCAGGATCAGACAAACGCGAGCTGTTCACCCTGAAAGAGAGTCTTGAGCAGTCGTTCCATGACATATTGCTCAAGGTCCATGAGCTCGTAATCTATTTCAACGGATGGGAAGAAAAGGCGGTGCCTCAGGTCCCGATCGTCCTGCTGACAACTCTCGACAAGAACACCGATGCCGTCAAGAAGACTCCTGACGGCGAGACGAAAGACCCAAATGACCAATAAACAGATACGGTTATGAAAATTACCTATGCAGATTTTATTGCCGTTTGCCCGGCGGCATTGGCTCCGGATTCGGATCTGTTCGAGCGCATGCATGCGTCGATAACATCGGCTTCAAAGAAAGCCGCCGGAATCCTCGGCCCGAAACTCTACAAGAAAATCTCGGCAGTCGAGACTTCTATGGATCTGATTCCTGAGAGCCGGGAAGAGACTCTTGCTCAGACGGTGATCACGCATATCTGCGCCCGCGCTTTCTATGATTCAATCCCGCAGCTCGATCTCGTGGCTACCCCAAACGGCTTCGGCGTTGTCAGCAATCAGAACGTCGCTCCGGCGAGCTCGGACCGCGTGGCAAATCTGAGGAACGCTCTGAAGGATATCTACGAGCGGGCTTACTTCCAGATGATTTCTGAGGCGCGTTCCTTCCCGGAATGGACAGAGACGGAATTTGCATCGATGGTGTTCATGAGCTTCTTCTGGTGCCCGGCCCATCTGCGGTTGCTCGGTATATATAACCCGACGGCGAAGGATCTGGACGAACAGCGGCCGGAGATACTGCGCACGGAAGCCCTCCTTCCGCGGTTGCTCTCCCAGGCATTCCTCGACGAGCTGCATGAGGCCGACAAAAAAGCTTCGCTGACACCGCTCCAGAATTCTGCATTGCACCTTATACGCGTGCTGATAGCGGCAGCCATCAGGAATGAGCCTGAGAAATATCGCCACAGGGATATTCTTCTGGACTTCCTTGACAACAACATAGAATCCTTCAATACCTATCGAGAATCGAGCGCTTACGAGGCTAACCACGCAAAACCATACGAAAATGAGAAAGATGATCCGTGTTTCTTTTTCGGCTGATCCTCCGGCTCTCGACATCAGTCTGCCTTGCTCATGGAAGGAGCTTACAGATGACGAGCTGCGTGCCGTCTATCGGATAGTGACGGGCGTGGAGCATGACGCCGTAGGGATAACGCTCTTCCGGGAACTGACCGGTGCAAGGCTCGTCGGCCATGACGGGAACACCTACAAGTTCGCCGTCCCGACAGACAAGGGGCGCCGCTACTTCCGGGCTTCGGCCGAAGAGTTGGCCGACATGATCAGGCCGCTCGAATTTGTGGATACACCGGGCGACGAACCTGTAAGACTTAGAGAATTGGGGAAATGCTCCGCCGTGGACGCTCGGTTTCACGGCGTGAGCTTCGGCGACTACATACGCATCGAGTCGCTTTATCAGGGATATATTACAAGCAGGAATCCGCAGGCTCTCCTTAAACTGGCCGCGCTGCTTTATCCCGGTTTGTCGGCTAAGGAGCTGATGCCGCTCGAGGAAATGAACATCGTGAACTGGATGGTGCAGCTCAAGCAGCTTTTCTCTCGATCGTTCAGAAATTTCTTCCGGCCGGCCGAGCAAAGTGTATCGGCACCATCGATGCTCGAGATAATAAACACTGAAATCCGTGCTCTGACAGGGGGCGACGTGACGAAAGAGGATGTCATTTATGGAATTGACTGCTGGCGCGCGTTGACCGAGCTCGACTTCAAGGCTAAGGAGGCGGAGGAATTCAACAGATTATCGAAAAAGAATGGACGCTAAGAATTTATTTGATGCGGAGGCTTATTTCGCCGGCATCTGCGAAAAGAACAGACTGGCATCGGAGAAGGGGTTCCATTTTTGCACCTGCTCCGGAATTGAATCCCTGCAGGGACCGCTTGACGCTTTCCGCACGAAAAAGGCTTTCTTCTGCTTCGATGACACGAATGACGGCGCCATGTTTCAGGGCAAGGGCGGAGGCTGGTTCAAGAAAAGGACCTTCACGGTGTTCATTATGCATCGCTACACGATGCGCGACTTGAAGGACCGTGCGGCGAAACTCGACATCTGCCGTCAGCTGTTCCGACAGGTAATGTCGAAGATGCTTGTAGATGCCGACGATCTGAAGAATGAGCTTGTCTATCTGGCCACGGATAACGTGATGTCGCGCGAACTCGGACAGTATTTCCTGAACGGCTGCACGGGACTGTATTTCATGATCGATGTGTCGGAACCGGTGAACCTCGTTTATGATAAAGAGGAATGGAACAGCTGAAAACAGACAAGGATCGATATATCTACGAGTGGACGAGGACCCAGTTGGCAATATGGCAGGAAAAGGTCCGGCGTATGGGCGTAGTCCGCTCCGGACGTCTGCACGAATCTTTCACGTCTGCAATCCGCAACGTCTCCGATGGGAATACTATAGAAATGAAATTCGCGGCCTACGGCATTTATCAGGCGCTCGGCGTAGGCAACGGATATTATCACGACAATCCGGGAGATCTTGAAATTCTGGATTCTGAATACAGGGAGAAACATGGTCTCAACGAAAGGAGATGGGCCGGTCCTATGCCAGGCTACAGCCGCTACCTGACTTCGGGCAAGCCGCGCAAGCGCCGCGACTGGTACTCTAAAAAACTCTATATGTCAATGAGAGCGCTGATCGAGGATCTGGCCAGAATAACGGGAGAAGCGGGCATGCGTGCGATCTGCGACCAACTGTCGGACACAAGGGCTGCAATTTCCTGAGTGTCTTTTTACCTGGGGACCCATGTAGCTATTTTTGCTTTAGAATAGAATCCGGAGAATGAGCACGCTTTTCAACAAAAAGATATTACTGCAGGACGCCGATATCATCCGCTACGAGGACAAGGAAGCCCACAACACGGCGGAACGAGTCGGACGAATGTTTGTCGATATAATTAACGCTATAGACCTGTCGCTCGGAGGCACAAGCAGCCTGACGCTGACAGAGGTGGGGAATTATCTTACAAACAATCATTATCTGATCAAAAGTGCCGCCGACGGGCTGTATCAGCCTAAAGGGAATTATCTGACGCAACATCAGTCGCTATCAAATTACTATACAAAGCCGGAGATAGACACTAAGATCACGGCTTTGAACACGGCCATAGGCACTAAGCTCGACAAGTCTGTCTTCGACGATCTGTTTGAGAAGGTGCAGGTGAACGGTCAGTGGGTTATCCGCGCTAAGTACGGCTTCTATTCGAATCAGTTCATCTCAGCTCTGGGTCTCGTTCAGGGAGATCTCGGGGGCGGAACTGGGACGGGCGGGAGTCTGTTCGGGCTGATGCGGTCGTGGCTGTCGGTTGATCCGGGCCCATCAACGCAGGAGGCTCTGGGGGCTAATCTCGGCTGGGAGCTCCGGGGCCGCATAGCGGCACTGGAGACAGCCGGCTATGCCACACAGAATTGGGTGCTGAACAAGAACTATCTGACGGCGCATCAGGACATCTCGCATCTGTTAAGCAAAACGGAGGCTGCATCTCTGTATCAGCCCAAGGGAAACTATCTGACCTCCCATCAGAGCCTCGCGCATTTGCTGAGCAAGACGGAGGCAGCGTCGCTTTATCAGCCGAAAGGTAACTATCTGACGGGGATAACGAAGGCTATGGTCGAGGCTGTGCTGACGGGAACGATCACGACACACAACCATGACAGCCGGTATTACACCGAGGCGGAGATCGACACTAAGATCACGGCTTTGAATACGGCCATAGGCGCTAAGCTTGACCAGTCTGTCTTCGACGATCTGTTCGAGAAAGTGCAGGTGAACGGTCAGTGGGTTATCCGCGCTAAGTACGGCTTCTATTCGAATCAGTTCATCTCGGCTCTGGGTCTCGTTCAGGGAGATCTCGGGGGCGGAACTGGGACGGGCGGGAGTCTGTTCGGGCTGATGCGGTCGTGGCCGTCTGTGGATCCGGGTCCGACTACGCAGGAGGCTCTCGGGGCTAATCTTGGCTGGGAGCTGCGGGGACGCATCGCGGCACTGGAGACAGCGGGCTATGCCACACAGAATTGGGTGCTGAACAAGAACTATCTGACGGCGCATCAGGACATCTCGCATCTTCTGAGCAAGACGGAGGCGGCGTCGCTTTATCAGCCGAAGGGAAACTATCTGACCTCCCATCAGAGTCTCGCGCATCTTCTGAGGATTGACGGCAGCAACGGGACGGCAGCGGGAACAGCCGCTCTGCTGAATAAGCTCGGAGTTGGCGACGATAACATAAACGACAACATGACGTTTATAACAAGTCTGTCAACACCGGGGGCTAATACGGCTTTCTTTCGCCGTCCAATGTCTTATCTGTGGAACTACATCAAGGGGAAGGCCGACGCGGTGTATCAGCCTAAGGGGAATTACGCCCTCGCTTCGGCTCTCGGGAACTACTATACCAAAACCGAAATCAACACGAAGCTGACGGACGGTTCCGTTACGAAGGTCGGAACGGCTACCGTGGGCGCGTCGAACTGGCCGATATATCTGAACAACGGTGTGCCATACGCCTGTGCGTGGAAGTTCGGGAACTACAACGGGGCGGCAGCGGTCAACAACGGCACTCTGAACGAGAACCTGAATGCGGATAAGCTTGACGGCTTCCATGCCGACGACATTCGCAAGAGCGTGCTCGCGTTCAAGGTTTTCCGTGGAACGCCTACCGCCGGAGGATATGACCTTAACACCCTTGCGCCGGAGGGTGGTCTTGTCTCCAATTACGGCAGCATGAGCTATTGGGGGAACGCCCCGCAAAACGCGACGTATGGCATAGTACTGCACCTAAAAGGCACGGACAGCCTCGGCGGCCAGCTTTTCGCCGACATCAACCACGACAGCGCAACCGACGTGACCCGAAGTCTGTGGTGGAGGGCGAGCGGCACTGTAAATTCGGCAAAGACGTGGGGTAAATGGCATCAGATAGCGTTTACGGACAGCAACGTCGATTCGGCAACCAAACTCGCCACTCCGCGCACTCTCTGGGGCCAGAGCTTCGACGGAAGCGCTAATGTCAGCGGCAATCTCACGGGGGTGGGGATTATCAAATTCTCCGTCGGCAATGAGATAGCATTCGCTAATAGCCGATTTTGCTTCGGCGCAACGAATCAATCCGCAGTACAAGGCGTTAACGTCGGTTCTCTGTTGGTGAGCAACGTATGGGCGGACTATACGAAAGTCCCAGTGAACGGCATCTACATCAAAGGCGCGCTGCGCATAGGCGACATCTCCATAGAGGAGGACAAGGCCAACGGCGGATTGAAAATCAGCGGAGGTGTGTATGCCACCAAGTACGTCTCGGCCCTCGGACTGGCTACCGGTAATCTGAGCGGAGGCTCAAGCGGAGGAGGCACTGCATACGACCGTCTGGACGCTTGGGCCGACTACACGACCGACAAGGCGGGATATGTGTTGAGCGCGGGCCTCGGGGCTGATCTGAACAGCCGCGTGGGCGCGAACGCCACTTCTATCAATTCCATCCTCTCGCGGCTGAACTCGCTGGAGGGCGGCGGCACTACGTCGGTGACGGTAACGGGCAGTGGGAACGCCATAACGGACATCAGCAAGGGCGGGACCGCCATCATTGCTACCAAGGGCGCGACGTTCCTGACGCAGCATCAGAGCTTGGACTATATCAAAGTTAAAGACATCCGAAACACCGCTCCGAAGCCGAACGGCTATGAGTCTAATCGCGTCACCGCGTGGTTTAACAACTCAGACAAGCCCGTGGCGGGACTATCGGAATGGTACAGCGGTATCAACGTCACGGGATGGTCTTCCAGTAACTACGCGGAATGGGAACTTGCGGCAACTGCTACGAATCATCTGTCAGACAATAATCTATACTTCCGCGTCGGACTCGGGGCGACATGGGAGACTTGGCAGAAGATACTGACCTCGGCCAACTACGCTTCAATTCTCGGCAGCGTGTATCAGGCTAAGGGAGATTATGTCACTGTAGCCGGGACGCAGACCATCACGGGGGCGAAGACATTCAGCGGAGGACTGCTCATTCCGTACAGCGCCGGCACGTGGATTTCGATGGCCAAACGGGCCAATCAGATTCTCGGGTCGGTACCAAACGCAGGATCATCGGCACACTCGCTCTTCACGTTGCTGAACAGCACCGGTGCCGCGATCTCTTACGGTGGTCTCGGCGTAAATATCGGTTTCTACGGTTTCTACAAGGCTCGAATGGATAGCGGGGCGAACAGCTACGACTGGGCTACGACGTGGGATCTCGACACGGGACGCCTGAACCATTCGGGCGACCTTGTAGCACGTTCGTTCATCCGCAACGGTGGCACCTCCTCGCAGTTCCTCATGGCTGACGGCTCAACGGTCTCGAAAGTCTCGGCTTCTGATATTTCACATACCGGATGGGGAGGGATAGCCACGGATGATCTGCGAATTCCTACCATGACGTTCTTAGCTCTTTGGAATGGCGCATATAATTCTAATGGAGCATCCAATCTCCAGTATTGCTACCAAGGCCGCTTCGGAGACATTGTCACTCAATCCCTCTCGGGTCTCGACACCCTCTATGTCAAGAAGCCGGGCGACACGATGACGGGAATCCTTGACATCGTTACAAACGGAGCTTCACTGAAATTAGGTGCGCAAAACGCTGCATGGATGCACATATATTCCACTTTGCCGATAGCATTCAACTGCAACTTAACTAACGCTGGTAAACAAGACTCCACACTCGGCATCCCTGATTGCCGCTGGTCAAACGTCTATGCCACTACGATCAACGTCACATCCACAGGCCTCGTCTCGAATCTTAACGCTGACCTTCTTGACGGGAAGCACTATTCGCAGATGGCCTCGGGAGGCCACGCACAATATACTCCCGCAGGTCCGGCAGCGGGAAGGTGGATTCGTATTGCAAAATCGAACACCATAGATAATGGTTCGATATACAACGCGTATGCAATCATATCCCTGACGAATTCATATTATAATACGACTACGCAGGGTATCACATTCGCGGTCTATATAGGCTACCGCAGCGGGGAGACATGCACCATCACACAGCTTGGAGGCTATGGCGGTTCGCTTTGGCCTAAAGCCCGCATTGTCTATCCTACCGCGGCCAACACAGCCTATTACATCGAGGTCTATTACGCCACGACATCTATACTGAATGAGATCGGGGTTGAGATGACGGGCAGCTTCAATATGGAGCTGTATGACACGTACACAGCCGGCGAGATACCGACGGGCTATGCCGCGAAGGAACAGCCTCTGACGGTTGGAATGTCGGCCGAACGCTTCACTTCATCCGTCGGGACGGGGACGGCGCCTCTGACGGTGGCCTCGACAACGCTCGTCAGCAACCTCAATGCCGATATGTTGGATGGACTGCACTCTACGGCGTTTTCACGTGCGGACCAGATTCCGGCAGTGGATCTAAACACAGTAAACGGCTTCGGAATCATGTGTAACCCGGCAGACGCGAACGCGACTCTGGACAGACATTATCCTACACAACATGCGGGGACGCTCTTTTATGGCACCGGGGCTTACGGCTCGGCCAATCAGATCTATGGCGCTTATTCATCAAACAGATGGTTTGCCCGCGGCGGAGGTTCGGGCGTCAACAATAAAACTGCTTGGCGTGAATTTGCCTTCACCGATTCCAACGTGGCCTCAGCGACGAAGCTTCAGACGGCTCGGACGCTCTGGGGACAGAGCTTCGACGGAAGCGCCAATGTCAGCGGTAATATGTCGGGGGTGGGGCATATCTTGCCTGCATCAGACGATTCATATCTTATCGGCTCGGCCACAAATCACTTCAAATGGGCCTATGCAAGAGGTTTTTTCGCGGGAACGGGAAAATATCTTCTGCTCGGAGCCAATAATGAAAATCACATCTATATCGGTACGAACGGCAATGTCAATATAGGAGACATTCAATCCACAAGCTACCGTCTCAACGTCAACGGCACGCTTCGTGCTGGCGGTCTTATCAACGCTTCGGCAGGCATACAAGTGGGTACAACTGCCGATATAGGCTGGTATATCTACAATAGTCGTGTATGCGCAGGAATCGGCACGGCCCGCGGCGTGAACGTCGGTTCCCTGCTGGTGAGCGACCTATGGGCCGATTACACGAAGGTTCCCGTGAATGGCGCGTATATCAAGGGGCAGATATGGTGCGGGAGCCTGAGAATCGGAGATGCGATATTCTCATACGACGCTGCCCACAACGGCATCAAGCTTGACAAGGGCCTCTACTCGGAGGGGTATCTGTCGGCGCTGGGCCTTTCGGAGTTGACGAATACGAAGTTCACCATCTCCGCTGGCTACGAGTCGGACGCGCTGACGATTCTGAACGGCGGCATATATCGCTCGGAATATTGGGGCGACGAATGGAATAAGGGACATGGCGCCCTGAACGTGGCGATACACGGGTCAAGCGCTTCGCAGCAGACTCCGCTTCTTCTCGCCGTCAAAGCCGACACTCCAAAAACGGGGTGGGATGCTCCGGGTGCGCGCCTGTTCGCCATGGAGCTGCTGGATAACGGTGAGCAGATGAAGTTCCAGATGGGCGGAAGCACCATCGCGACGCTCCACAAGACGAACGGGCTGATGGCGACCACACTATCAGTGCAGACGATAAAACTCAACGGAGGAGGAACCCTCACATACGATAGTGCGACGGGCGACCTCAGAATCAACGGGAAGAAAATTCTTGTAGCAACAACATAAACACTAATTATAAACCCTTAAAAACAAACGATTATGAAAGTAACAGCAATCAAAGTGACACTGGACAACAGCGACAACCCCAACCGCAGCCATGACGTTAAGGCGACCTTCTGCAAAGGGGGCGACATAATGACCGGAACCTCCGGCGAGACGATAGAAAACGGCGAGGTTCTTGACAAGGAGACTCGAACCTCTCTGGCCACATTCTCGTCATACGGAGCCGATCAGCTGACCCCGACATTCAATGTCTCCACGGGTCGCGGCGCCATACTGGAAGCTATCGAAGATTTCATAGCCGACGGCAAAGAGTTCGTCACCAACATGGAATAAAATCAACCGATCAGAAACATTTTAAAACAGAACAGACATGAAGACTTTCAAGAAAAAAATCGCTATCGCCAAACTCGTAGTATTGTTAGGACTTCTCGACAACGCCAAGGGAGAGAAGCTGCGTCCGAAGGAACGCTATGCGCTTGGAAAACTCGTCATAGCTGTCCGCAAGGGGCTGAACGATTATGAGGAGCTAGAGAAGGAGACCGTCAAGCGTCTGCGTCCGGAAAACCATGACGAGACCGAGGCTCTTATCAACGAGCTTCGCGGCATGGAGGAAGGCAAGCGCCTCGAAGCCTTGCAGGAAGAGAAGTTCGCCGAGGCCGTCAGGGCGCAGAATGAATATAACGCAGCCATCAACGAATGCCTCGCCCCCGAACGCATGAAAGAGGTCGAAGTGGAGATCGAGGCTCAGTCGCCCGAATGGCGTGACCGACTTCTGGAAAGTAATCCTGAATGGACCGGCGGCCAGCTGGCTCTGTTGGTCGATCTTATCGAAGAGTAAAGGATGGCGGGGAAAGGCAAATTATATCAGCCGGTCAATCCGCAGATCGTCTATCAGTTCTTCGGTATAGCTCCGCAGCCTGGCAAAGGTTACGGAGCGGCTTACCTCTGTTCCAATCAGCACGGCAAGATCAACAAGTGGTCGAAGATCAAACCTATCCGCTACGCCACTATGATGACACTGACGGCGGCGCAGTTCGCGGGAACGATGAACGACCATGCCAACGGCATCTACTACGGTCTGCGGTGCATGCTGCATCAGGGCAGTGGTGACGGGACGCAGGATGACAGCCGCGGATGGGCCGGTCTGCATAAATGCGACTGGGAGTATCTGCCGCCTATTCCGTTCACCCATTACGGGCGCCTCCCTGACTTTGACGGCTACGATGACGATGCCGCGCCCAATCCCGTAGGTTATGTTGCCGGGACGCAGACGGATGACAACAAGGAGGCGATCATGTACTACGATCAGCCCGAGAACCTGCCGTGTACGGTTCACTGCTACACCGTAAACAACGCCTTCGACACCAACCGAGGCGTGAACCTTCAGGAGATCGCGGCCGTGGCCGATCTCGGAGCGTGGTACCCCTGCATTCTCATAAGCAACGTAAACGCTGCCGGGGAACCGGTGGCGCCGCACTATGTCCGTTGTCTCGCCGAGAATAAAGACGCTATTCTCGAAGCGAAGAAGTATCAGCCTCTGAAGAACGAGAGCAATGCGTGGTGGGGAAGCTATGTGGCCGAGACTTACCGCGACGTCGGCAAGGACACCATCTCGGGAGGTCTCGGCATCACGCAGCCCTGCAAGAAGATGGTTACTCTGTTCGTGAAAAAGGACGTGAAAAGCGCGGCGCTGAACGACAACTATACCCAATGGCGGGAGGTGACGCAGGAATCGCTGCCAGTAGGCAACATCTTCACGGTTCCCGGAGCGGTAGGAATCATCGTCAACTACAAGCGGGCCTACGCGCAGGGAATGAAGTTCCTGAGCGCAAGCACGTATGTTTCCTCGGGGCGCGTAGTGGTCCGCGTGCTGCCTACATGGGTCAAGGAGACAGACAATATGCCGGACCGCACGTTCAACTACACGTTCACGGTGCAGCTCTCGCAGTCGCTCGGCGGAGCGCAGACGCCGGTGGGCGGCGGCCAATATACGGTCTCGGGCAAATGGGCCTATCCCGATGAACAGACGGGCATGGAGATAATACCTATCCTTCAGCTCGACATACAGACGGATCTCTTCGAGCTGTTGGGCGGTTCCGGTTCGACCACGTTTCAGATCTACTGGACCGTGAAATCCGACAAGACCGGCGACAAGATCCTGAACAGCGGCACCGATTACGTCACCCACACTTACAGCTAATCATTATCAGAAATCATCATGAGAAAGATTGACAAAATAATAGTTCACTGCTCGGCGGGGAGCCAGAAGAACACCGCCGCCGACATCGTGGCGTTTCACACACGGCCCGTCAGCCGAGGGGGCCGCGGATGGAAGACGCCCGGCTATCATTATATCATAGAGGCCGACGGGCGCATTGTTGGCACCGTCCCGGAGGAAAAGATCTCCAACGGGGTCAAGGGTCATAACTCGACGGCGATCAACGTCTGCTACATCGGAGGCGTCGATACCTCGCAGCCGGGCCTTCCACCTATCGACAACCGCACGGAGGCGCAGAAGAAGGCGCTTCTGAGCCTTCTGAAACATCTGCGCGTGAAATATCCGCAGGCGAAGATCTACGGGCACCGCGACTTCGCGCCGAAGGCGTGTCCGAGCTTCGACGCGAGAAAGGAGTATGCTGACCTATGAGACGGAGAGGAGAAAACAGGATGTGCCTCGGGGCGCTCATGGCGGTCGTGGCGCTGATCGCGGCCTCATTCTTATGCGGCTGCACGAAGACGGTCTATGTACCGGCGCAGAGCGTGAGAACCGAATATGTTTATGCAGACACGGCGAAATTCATGGCCATTATCAATTCGCTGAAAGAGGAGATCTCGCAAAAGGAGACCCGAAAGGAATCTCTTATACATAAGGAAAAAGAGACCGTGAAGCTTAATGAGAAAGGCGATACGATATTCCGCGACCGCTTTATCTACATCCATCTGGAATCCGAGGAGCGGAGCGAATATGAAAGGATAATCAAGGCACAGAAAGACAGCCTCAGTGATCTTAGGCAGCAGCTCGCCTCCATTGAAACCGACACCATCCGCGTGCCTTATCCGGTGGAGCGGACGGTAGAGATAGAGAAGCCTTTCCCGTGGTGGTCGAAGCTGCTGATGCTCGTCGGCATCCTCGCCCTGTCTATCGCCGTGGCTTGGCTCGCCCTCAAATTCAGAAAATAACTCTAAAAAATCAAGATTATGAAACATTTGAAGCAAGAATTCGACAAACTTACATTCAAGGAAGTCCTGATCTATCTTCTGGCGATAATCACCATGATCGCCGGCATAGTCTTGCTATTCCTTGGCTTGTATATTCCGCCGGAGGGAGAGATCCATGAATCGATCCTGACCGCGTTCGGGATCATCTGCGTGTTCTCCGCATCTCTGCTCGGGATCTCGATCCATTATGAGAATGAGCTCGACAAATTCAAAACGACCGTGGCGGGGAAAATAGAATCTTTAACCGGGAATAAAGATACTGCAACAGGATAAAGTCTGTTTTTCTTTGATTGGTACAATTTCGGTTTTTACTAAGCAATTATCACTTGGAGCAGCGTGACCGTGAGGCCATGCTGCTTTTTCTATTAAAATTATTGGAAATTTGTTTGGCCGTTCCGATTTTCCAAGCTACATTTGCAGTGCCAACGAATCATGATACATCATGCCGGAGAGCCACGGTTAGAGGCTCGACATTCTATCGGGCATTTTTTATGCCCATACATACACAGCTACCTCGGCTGTCATATCCATTTCATAAAGGCTCTTCGGAGATACTCATGATTCGTTTGGCGACGGGATATGGCAGCCGTCTTTTATTCTGCCTGCAACGCCAAATGAATCATGAGTTATGAACGAATTCGAAAAAAGAATCAATGAGCTGCGCATCCGGTTCCGCAATGAACGGGTGCAGATTTCCAAGGACGCGAGCCTGAAGATCGGACATATCAACACCGCTATCGGTCAGGTAAGCTCGCCCGAAGCCCGCGACGCACTCCGCGCCGAGAAACACCGCCTTCGCGAACAGCTGGCAAAAGAGATGAAGGACAACCGGTTCTGGTACATGATGATGCGCGAGGCTATCGAGGAGGAATACCGCAACCATCTCGAGAAAAACCTGTCAAGCCGACAGATCCGCCGCATGGTGCGCCGTCTCTCCGCAATAGCCGAGGAGCAGGGGAAGACGGAGCTTACAATATGTTTCGGCGAGAATCGCCGCGCTATTGTCTCTTTCAGCTGAACGCATACCGCTCCCGTTTAATCGTGAAGGCTCGCCGCTTGTCGGTGGGCCTTCGCTGTCTTTTTAGGTGCCGCCCGGCCGAAATATCTTTGGTCAATAAAAGACTGAGATTATGACCGACAGCATAGCAAATGTCCTCATACGCGTCAACACCAAAGAGCCTGAGGCGAAGCTTCAGAAGCTCGAAGAAAAAGCTGCCAGATTGCGAAAGCAATTCACTGAGGCGTTTAAGAAAGGCGACACCGAGGGGATAGATAAGATCAATAAAGAGCTTAACAGGACAAATAGGGATATCGACAAGCTGAAGACGCGAGTCGAGAGCATTCGCGCGGCGATGGAGCGTCTCGATCAGGCTTCGCCGAAAGATCTCAAGAACACGATCAAATTGCTGAATGCGGAGATGAATTCAGGTCGCGTAAAGCGCGGAACGAAGGAATGGAATGATTACGTCGCCGCACTAAAGAGGGTTCAGAACGAACTGTCGAGAGTCCGGGCAGAGATGAACGCCACTTCCGACAACCGGGGTTTCTTCCGTAAAATGTCCGACGGCTTCAACCAGTGGGGCGCTTCGGCAGCTGCGGCAGCCGCAGCTTTCGCCGGGGTGATCATGTCGGGGAAGTCGGCGGTACAGGCTTACGCCGATATGGAGCAGGAAGAGGCAAACGTCCGTAAGTTCACCGGCATGACTGCCGAACAGGTAGCCGAACTGAACGAGGAGTTCAAGAAGATGGACACGAGAACCTCACGCGAGGATCTGAACAAACTCGCCCAGGAAGCCGGACGCCTCGGCAAGGCGTCGAAGGAGGATGTTCTCGGGTTTGTCCGCGCGGCCGATCAGATAAACGTAGCCCTCGACGAGCTGGGCGAGGGGGCTACCCTGACGCTGTCGAAGCTGACAGGTATCTTCGGCGACGAAGCGGTCTATGGAACGGAACAGTCGCTCCTGAAAGTGGGATCTGTAATAAACGAGCTGTCGCAGAACTGTTCCGCTTCCGCTCCATATCTGACAGAGTTCTCGGCCCGACTCGGCGGAGTGGCCAAACAGGCGAATATGACGATTTCACAGGTCATGGCCTTCGGCGCCGTCCTCGATTCGAACCAACTGCAGGTGGAAGCGGCATCAACCGCCGTTCAGCAGCTGATATCGAAAATATATCTCGAGCCGGAGAAGTTCGCTAAAGTCGCCGGGATAGAGGTTTCGAAGTTTACCGAAATAGTGAAGACCGACATGAACGGCGCTCTGATCGAATTGCTCGAGCACCTGAACAAGTTCGGAGGCATGAACAATCTGGCGAAAGTGTTCAATGATCTGGGCGTCGATGGCGCCCGCGCGCAGCCGGTCATTACCGCTCTGGCCAACCATATTGAAGAGCTGAAGAGCCAGCAGGAAGCCGCTAACAAGGCTTTTCAGGAAGGTATTTCGGTATCTGTCGAATTCCTTGTGCAGAACAATACTGTTCAGGCTCAGCTCGACAAGGCCAAGAAAGGATTTAACGAAATGGCGGTCTCTTTGGGCCAACAGCTGCTGCCGGTCATGAAGTCGTGTATCTCCGGAACGTCGATGCTGATGCGCACGATGAGCGCCCTCGTCAGCTTCTTCATCAAATACAAGGCCGAGATCGGGATCCTGACGGCTGCCGTCGTTCTTTATACTGCCGCGATTTTCAAAGCGGAGATAGCGACCAAAGCCGCCACAGTAGCCACTAAGGCATGGGCGGTGATTTCAAAGGGCGTCGCCGCTATTCTGCCGATATTAAGGCTCGGATATGCGGCTTTGGCTAATTCGGTGCAGTATTTCACCAACGGGCTACAGGTGAACTATACCATGCAGCAGCGATGGCGGACGGCGATGGGTGCAATGAGATTCGCCCACTGGACCGGACTTATTCTTGCTCTGGCGAGCGCTGTTGCAATCGGTGTCACCAGATGGAAGGAGCACGCGAAAGCCATGAGGGTCGTAGAGGAGATCCGGAAGGAAGCGATTAAAAATACCACAAAGCAAAAATTGGAGATCGACCTGCTTGTTAAGGCCGCCGAAGACGAACGCTTGAGCATGGAGGAACGCCTTAAGGCTGTCAACGAACTTAATAGGATCATCCCGAACTATAACGCCCAGATTGATGCTACGACCGGCAAATACAGGGCTAATAAGGCCGCGCTTGACGAGCTGCTGAAAAGCCTTCAGAAGCAATATGAAATCGAGGGCGCGAAGGAGAAACTTGCCGAGCTCGGGCGCAAGAAGGCCGAAGTCAAAATTGAACTTGACGAGAAGCAGAGGAAAATGGATTCTTTAAAGCCGGCTGCAAGAAGCGGAGCGGTGATAGGGAACTCTGTCGCAGGTGCTATCGATCTCGGAAGCATGGCTTTTGAAGATGCGCGAAGTGATGTTGAAGATCTTACGGATGAACTGAAAAAACTTGAAGTCCAAGAGAAGAAGATTACGGATATATGGAGTGAGGATCTGAAACGGGACGCCGTAAAGAACTCCGCGGGGACGCCTCCGATCACGCCTCCGGAGAATCCCGAAGAGACACCTGATGCGGTTCCCGATTATGTTTCTTCTGAAAAGGCCGAGAAAGAGGCGAAAAAGGCGGAGGCGCAGCAGCGAAAGGCCACGGCTGCCGCTAAACGGATCCTTCAGGAATCGTTGAAGGAACAGAAGGCTGTCCGCGATCAGGCTCTGGCAGAGAACCAGGAGGCCTACAACAAGGACGAGATTTCCTACGATGAATACATGGGCCGCAAGGACAGCCTCAATCTGGAGTATTTCTCCAAGGCGAAAGCTGTCCTCGAGAAGAAGGGGCTGACTGAAACGGATATGTATGCCGACCTATGCAAGAAGGAAGAAGAACTGCGCGGAGCTTCGCTGAAACGTCTCGAGCGGCAGCAGCTATCCGCTATCAGGATCGCCGACAAAAAGGCTCAGGCGGCCAATCTGGCCAACTATTCTCAGGGCGTCATCGATTACCAGACTTATCTGAACGAGAAGGAACGCCTTGACCGCGAATTTATCGAAAATCAGCTGAAGGCTTTCGAGGATGCCGGACAGAAAGAGACCGAGCAATATGCAAAGCTCCTCGAGCAGCGGGAGAAGCTGAATGCCGAATCTAAGAAACGCCGGCAGGGAATCGACGCCCGCGATGTCGATGACTTCCACAAAGGGATGGAATCGGGCCTGACTGAAAAGTTCTACGATCCGTCATCGGTTATGTTCCAGAATGAAAAGGCCCTCAATCAGGCGCTTCTGCAGGAGACAGTCCGTTTCCTCCGCGAGAAACAGGCGCTCTATCTCGAGGGCTCCGAGGAATGGGTGGCCATCGAGCGGCAGCTGGAAGAGACTCTCAATAAGGACAAGCTCGACAAGCAGAAAGAGCTTGCGGAAGCATACGCCCAATATCAGGAGAAATATGCCAAGCTCTCGGCCGAGGAGAGGAAGAAAACCGAGTTCGAGATGCTCAAGCAGGTTCATGAAGCCGGGCTGATCTCTCAGGAGCAATATGAGAAAGCAGGCAGCAAATTAAAAAGAGAATGCCGGAAAGAAGATCTTGAAGATGCGAAAAATACAGGCGAAGTATATTCGTCGATGCTGATTGATCTGAAACAATCTTTCGAGAACTTCTTTGAAGCGTTGAAAGCCGATGGCGGCAATTTCTGGGGTGGCCTTGCGGATATGGCTGAAGCCGCCTTTGCGGTCATGAACGCAGGACTGGCTCAATATTCTGCCTACGCAAATGCCGAAAGGGATCTTGAGCTGGCCAAGATCGAGAAACGCTATGAAAAGGAGATCGCGGCTGCCGGGAAAAACCAGAAGAAGAAGGAGAAGCTTGAGAAACAGAAGGAGGCGGAGATCGCCAAGGTCAAGAATAAATATAACGAGAAAGCCCAGAAGATCGAGATCGCACAGGCTGTCGCTCAGACTGCCGTTGCCGCCATCAACGCATACGCCTCCGCATCAAAAGATAACTGGTTGCTCGGCCCGATCGCCGCAGCGATGGCTACGGCTGCCGGCATGATGCAGGTTGCGACCATAAAAAAACAGCATGAGGCGCAGGCCGCCGGTTATTATCAGGGCGGTTTCACAGACCGCGATCCTGATAGCCGGAAGGAGGTCGGAGTGGTTCATGCAAACGAGTTCGTGGCGAACGCCGAGGCCGTCAGGAACCCGGCTCTGGCTCCGCTTCTGCGTCTGATAGACCATGCGCAGAGAAACAACACTGTTGGATCACTGACTCCGGCGGATGTCAGCAATGCCCTGGGACAAGGCAGAGGGGTGAGCGCGAGAGGGGAGGCCGCCGACGGCAGCCGCACTGGAACAGTCCTTGCCGGAATCGTGGCCACGATGGCCGAGACAAATACCGCCGTCAGGGAATCGCTCGACCGCCTATCGACGAACCTTGAGGACGGGATCGACGCGACAGTTACCATGGACGGAGAGCAGGGTCTTGACAAGAAGACGAAAAGATATGAGAAACTGATCAATGCTGCGAAAAGATGATAAGACTGATTCTCGACGGTAATCCCGTCATCCCGAAAGAGACGGCTACAATAAAGCTGACGGTAGAAAATCCGTATTTCACAAAATCGAGTTCCTACACCTACGACGTGGAGCTGCCGCTGTCGGTGCCGGAGAACAGGACAGTTTTCGGCTGGCTGAATCGTCTCGATGTTTCTAAATCGGAGCGGACGCTGGATGCTGTCCTCTATGTCGATGGCGTGAAGCTGCTGATCGGGAAAGCCCACATCACTTCGGTTACCGAACAGGCGGTGAAAGTGCAGGTTCTCGGTGATTCCTCGGCCTATAATTTCAGGAATAAATCGGAAGGCATATACATTGACGAGCTTGAGCTCGGCGATTGGTTCATGACGACATGGCCCGACGGATCGCACTGGGTGACGAACCGCGACGGATCCGGCGGTCACTGGGCCTACTGGCCGGCAGAGCATAAGGAAACAGGTACGACAAACGCCGTTCTCCTGCGCGCGAAACGCGACGCTTCAGGGAACACTTCCGACAAGATCCTTACCGACAATCTTTTTTCCGGAGACTATCCCTGGGTGGCTTATCCCGTGGTGAATTCCTCGGCCGGCCTGAACTGCAACACGTATGCTTACAGGATCGCCAATAGCGCAAAGACGCAATTCAATTATTTTCTGAAGGAATATGCGAATCAACGCGGGAACGCCGAGCGCACGGATCAGGACGGTCCGGTTTCTAATTTCGCGGTGCAGCCGTTCGTCTGGATCATGGCAGAGAAGATTGCCGCGGCATCCGGATTCACTCTGGCAAAGGAAGACAACGCACTGTATTATGACGACTTCTTCCGTAGGATCTTCATAGTGAACACGGGGAATCATGTGCAATGCAACCGGGTGCTCCCTCACTGGAGCCTTAACGAGTGGTGGACTCAGGTCGAGAATACTTTCGGTCTTGTTCTTGACATCGATTATTCAGATCTGTCCATGACATTGAGAAAACGGACGGAGCATTACTCCGCCGATGTCAAGAAGATTGAGGTGCTGGATATAATCGACGAGTTCACTGTCGATGTGAATGACGAGACACAGACCGACATTTCGACAAACAATGTCGGGTTCGCGGACTATGAGAACGGCCCTGAAGATATTCTTTCGGAGGACGTCATGGCCTCTGCTATCATAAACGAGGATTATGATTCGATTTCGGATCTGAGAACATGGGCCGCAGGTCAGGGCGCTGCGGAGATGAAACAGAAAAAGAATATCCTCTTTCAGTGTGCCGACGGGCGGCATTATATCTATTCCGAGAAAAAAGGGATCCTTGAAGTCAACATGTTTCGGCCGAGGATGGCCAATCCTGCGAAAAAGGAGGTCGAGATAGAGCTGAAGTTCGTTCCGGCCAGATATGTTCAGGACAGCATCGAGCTGCTGCCGTATGTCGAGCGTGGGACAGGCGACGATTATTCGAAGCGCGACGAGCCTGTAGGAGATATTACTGCGGTTATGCTTCAGACGCCCGGAGTCTCGGACCTGTACTGGTACCGTAACAATGACAGTGATGGACTCGACATCGAGGCCGTGGTCGAAGAGGAAGAGGACGCGCCGACAAAGGAGGATTCGCGTCCGGAAGAGATATATCTGGCCATTGCTGCGCTCGGCAATTTCGATACTGTCTCGGAGCCGGTAAAGCTGACAGACGGCTCTTCCGTGACTCACGCCTTCAAATATCCGAGGCCGTTCCTGAGGGAGCGGGCCGAGGCTCCGTTGAACGGCGACGCGAAATATAACGATTCGCCATACAGTCTGTCGTTGATACCTATCGAGGGACAGATCAATCTCGCGTCAAAATCGCTGCACAAGGATTTCAAGGTCTCGACAACGGTAAGGCACTGTTTTAAATTCGTAGCCGACAGGATTCAGGATGTCTCGGCGATTTTCTTGTTTCACAACAAGACATTCGTCTGCGAGAAGATCGAGGCGGATATTACCAGTGCGGGACTATCGAAGCTTTTCACCGGCTATTTCTATGAGATAGGATAGGCCGTTCAGAGCTCGCCCTGGAAGTGTTTGGTCTCTTCATGAACGGGCATGTCTCGGCCCTGAAGATATTTGTTTGTGGTCGAAACGTCGGTATGTCGGGCCTGATCACGCGCGATGACTATTCCTTTGGCATTGGCGAGGTCACGGATCCCGGAGTCTTTCAGGGAATAGAACTGATATTTGTCGCTCCAGCCGAGTTTCTTGCGGAGCTTGATCCATTGCCGGCGGAAGATCTCGCTGCTGGCCTTGATTGTGCATGGCCGTAGTTTGTCGCCGAAGATATAACAGTTTGACGGATGCCGGAACAGCTCGAGGTCAAGCATCAGTTTCACGATCTCGTCATTCAGTCCGACTTTTCCGTCTCTCTTGTTTTTGCTGAACTCGGCCGAGATGAATACAGACTGATCCTTGAGGGAGATGTCGCCGATAGTTATGTTCGTAAGTTCTTCCGGACGAATGAATGCGTAATATTCCATCATGCACGCTAAGAGGAAGACGGGGTTCTTTTCTCCAAGATATTCGCGGAGCTGCTTGAGCATTCCCGGGGTAAGCGGCTGCCGCTTCTTTCCGTCCTCAGGGACGTTCCTTATTTTCTCGACGGGATTCTCAGTGATATATTCTCGCTCCATAAGAAACGCGGCAAGAGAGGAGCACCATCCGCGGTAATTATTTCTGGTTCGGCCGGAGACATCGCGGTCCATATAGAGCCAGTCAAGGAAATCGCTGACGAATGATGTATTGTATTGATATACGTACTTTGGCGGTAACACAAGCTGTCCGATATACTCCTTCATGACGTTCAGCTTGGAACCGTAACTCTGGCGCGTTTTCTTCTTCGGAAGATGCTCGAGCGACTGTTCATATTTGGTCAACGCGGCTTCCAGTAGGATAAACCCACGGTTTGAATCAACATCTACCCATGGAGACCACCCGGTTCTTAACATTTTTAACAATGATTCTGTCAATTCTACCGCTCGTTTTCTACGATCAGAGAGCTTTGGAATGGAATCGAGCATGTATTTCTTTCGCTTCATTTTTCCGACCGCCGGATCGTATGAAAGGAAGTCGATATACCAAGATTTTCCTTTGTGAAGTTTGGGATAAGTGAAACCGAGTACTTCGGAAAGTGTGGAAAGTTTTTTCTTTGAAGGGAACATTTTTTTAACATTCTTCGTCGCTGAAAAATGCTAAAGGGTGAATATTCAAAGTTCACGGAAAAATTCGCGAAATGTCCGCGAAAGTCCGCGGAATTAGTGTCCGAGTTTTGTCCGAGTAAAAATAACAAAGCCCCTGCAACTTGTTGTATTACAGAGGCTTTCGGTGCTTTTGGCGGAGAGAGAGGCTCTCGAACCTATACATTCAAGAAATATCATAAAATTGCAAATTACTGATAATCACACACAATTTGGAATACATAGTAAATCTAAATCTTTCTGAATATCTTTTGCTATTCCAAATATTGGGTGTATATTTGGGTGTAGAATTTCAAACG